TTCTTATGCTTGCTTTTATCTTTGGCGTCATGGTTGGGTTGTACCTGCCGACTGCCTATGAAACTTTCCTTAAGAAACAAATAATTCGCTTTTGTACTTGGATGCGTACTCGCCCAGACCAAAAGTAGAACACGCCTCTGACGCCTTTATCTGGATGAGGTCCGCCCTTGTAACGCGGAGAAGCAGGTTCAATTCCTGACTGAGGCACCAACAGAATAGCCAACGTTCTAGACATTGTGAAGCTACAGGCTTAGTATGTAGTTAGATAGCTAGAAGACCTGCTTGTAGGGAGTTAGACAAGCAATAACTATGGCGAGGTAGAGCAGTCCGGTAGCTCAAGTGGCTCATAACCACTCTGTCGCTGGTTCGAATCCAGCTCTCGCAACCAAACTACTTGTGGTGCCGTGGCACCGTTAAATGGGGATGATACCGTCGCTGGACTCCCAGCCACAATTCAACAACACCCTTACCGCCTCTAAAGCTCTTGCCGTCCTATACTGCAAGCCGGCCTCTTAAGCGCACCGCATAGGGTTACTACTATACCATTAATTTATTCTCATAGTGTTCAACTATTGTTGTACCTTTAGTTGGCCTGCTGTGCAAGGGAACATGAACTATGACAGACAAAAACCAAGACACCGACGACCAAGATCTTGACAAAGATGACGAAGACACCGGTGGCGATGACGACGCCTCTGAGTCCAAAGGCAAACTAAGCAAAGAGCATTCAGAGCTTCTTGAAAAGCTAGTTGCTGAAAAACTCAAAGGTATGAAGTCAAATGTTGATAAAGCTTACAAGCAGGCAGAAACTCTTGCAAAAGAAAATGCCCGTCTCAAGGCTGAACAACAAGAAAACGCTCGTAAGAAGTTGGAAGATGAAGGTAAACACCTAGAGGCTGAGAAGCTTCGCCGTGTTGAACTTGAAGAAACCGTTAAAGTTCTTAACGAACGTCTAGTGGCGTTTACTCGTGATAAAGAAGTAGATCGTGAGATCAGCTCTCTTCCTTTCAAGAGCGAATACGCTAAAGAAATGGCTTTCAAGTCTATTGTCGAAGAGCTTGTACAAGACGACGACGGTGCTTGGGTGCATAAATCTGGTGCTAGTCTTAAAGACTACGTCAAAACTTTTGCTAAAGACCCAATCAAAGAATTTCTATTCAAACCAAAAGAGAACCAAGGCGCAGGCCAGGGTGGTTTCAAAGGCACGGCCCAGGGTGGCAAGCCAAAGGACCTCTCTAAGATGACTTCTGCTGAGCTTCTTGAAGCTGCACAGAAAGGCCTTCTAGGGAACCCGTTCTCCCCACTTTAAGGTATACAATAAATGATTACTAATACTGACTTCCAAAACGTAGCTCTTGCTATCTCCGCGTACGCTCAAGAGCGTTGGACTCAAGAGAAAACCATTAACTCGACTGGTATTGTCGCAGCTGGTGTTGACATCGACACTAACGGCGAAAGCTTCATCGGTCAAATGCGCTGGTACAAGCCCGTTAACGCGGTCATCAACAACGCAACCCTAAATACCGCCACTGACGGTTCGTACTCGACTATCGCTACCGATATCGCGAGCTACATCAAGAACCTCCGTACCTACGGTATTGACCAGGTTAACATGCAGTCGATCATCTCGAAGCAAGACGGTATTGCTGTCTTCTCGAGCCAAGCTGCAATGAGCCGCGTACAAGACGAGAACAACGCTGTTATGGCTACCCTCAAGGGTGTTGCTGCTGCTGAAGTTGCTCTTGGAGCCGGTATTGTAAACTTCGACTCAGTTCCCGACGTGGACACTGGTATGTTTGTTGACATCAACGCCGCTGGTGCCTTTGGCGCCGCTGCTACAACCTCTGGCGACGAGCGCCGGCTAGTTGACACCACTGTCACTGGTGCTGCCCGTGGTGAACGCCTCTTCCGCGCTGCCGGCATGGCCTTCAAGGACTACGAGCCTGACTACATGTACCTCATCACCAGCCCAGAAACTCTGGCTGACTTCCGCGCTGCTAACATTGTTGACGAAGATCGTATTACCGACGGTAACATCGAATTCCAAACACTGTTTGGTGGGAAGTTCCGCCTCGTTCTGACCCGTGCTGCTCAGGGTAACCTCTCGGCCTCGGCTAACGTTAACGATCGTTCGGTCAAGACAACCTTCCTTGTCAAGCCCGGCTCGGTTGCTTTCAAGTCGTTCGAGACTCCAGTTCCTGTTGAGATTGGCCGTCACGCTGCTGCCTATCAGGGCGGTGGTTCGACCCACATCTGGTACCGCTACGGCTTCGTTTCGCACCCGCTCGGCTACGACTGGGTTGGTGCTACCTCGGCCTTCGCTACCAACACAACCCTCGGCGCAGCTGCTTCGTGGGAACGTAAAGTTGACTACCTAAACCTGGGTATTCTCCCAATCCTCCACGCTTAATTAGGTGATGTATGGCTCTTACTCTTTTTGAAACTACTTACCTGACAGATCCTTCTGTATACATTGCAGAGGACTCTACCTGGAGTGAAACTTCGTTTGAAGAGCAAGAGCGTGCATTAGTTAATGCTACTAGGCTACTAGATACAATGCTCTGGGCAGGGTCGGCAGTTGCTGCTACCCAGCCCTTAGCTTGGCCAAGGACAGAGTTTTCTTACTATGATCCTGTGCTAAACTTGGACGTTACTGTACCGGAAGGTACTGTCCCCACTAGGTTAGAAAAAGCAATTGCTAGGCTAGCTCTACACTTACTAAAGTATCCAGCAGTTGAAAAAGGCTATGAAGCCTCTTTTGACTCTATTACTGTAGGGCCGATTTCGATTACAAACTCTAACGCTGCTAGCGACCCTGGACGTGTACCAACTATTCCCTATGAAGTAACTAAATTGGTTGCTCCCTTGACCCGTGATGGCTATACTGCTAACTCGTGGTGGAGGGCTAACTAATGAGTGTAACAAGCGTTATTAGCACAGCTGTAGACACTATTTTTGCAACACTTTCAGATCTAGTTCGATCTGGTACTCTTGAAGGAGAAACTTCAGAGGGCTACAACTTCCAAACCAACAGTCTAATCTCTACCACTAGCTCAGCAACAATACGCTTTATCGAACTCTCAAACAAGGTTCTTGAAGACGGATCTATTGAGAAAGAGCTACTCTTTAAGACTAAAGAATTGGACCCCTCCCTCTATTCCTCCTTAGTTGTTGACAACAAAACCTATAGGTTTCAGTCGATCAATATTTACGAAGCGGCTACTATTATTACAGCAAGGAGCACCTAATGTTTTCTACTGTGATCCAGACCTTTCACGGCTTAGTAGCGCTTAACAACACTCTTGCCTCAATCAAGGTTGTTCCTTCTGACTTCAAAGGAACCCTACCTGCTGCACCTTTTCTTAAGCTGCATGTTGTCTTTTCGCCCTCTGCGCTAGTCTCCTTTAGTGGAGCTAAATCCGTCACGGGGCTACTGAAGATAGCTATTTTTACAAAATCAGGTAGCGGCCAGTTGTCGGCTGCAACAATCTCTAGTTCCCTAGATAGTATTTTTGAAAAAAAACTTCTAACTAATGACATTCAAACTTATGCAAGCTCACTTCAATTTGTAGGCGCAGATCCGAAAGACCCTTCGTTGTCTATCTCGGACTATACTGTGCCTTTCAGCTATTACGGAGAATAATCTAATGGCATTTCAAACTTCAATTTCTGCGACCCAGTTCTCTCGGGTCAAGGTTTCGCGGGAGACTGTTCCAGCTACTCTCAGCGAAGCTAACCTTAAGGCTATTTTCGACGGCACTGCTACTGGTGAGTGGGTTGAACTACCCGACATCCGCGACATGCCTTCGTTTGGTACCCCTTCCAACCTCGTTAAGGTTCCTGTTTATGGCCAGGCTCAGACCCAGGCTATTCAGGCCCAGTCGGATGCCCCTGACCTAGAGTTCGTAGTTAACTACGTTGCTTCTAAGTGGGCTAAAGATGGCGACACCTTTGCAACAACCGGTACAATCGGTGACGCAGTTGGCGACGGTATTGCTAAAGTGTTCGAAGTTGCGCTCCTCGGTTCGCTTCCTCCGACCCTTAACACTACCACTTCTGGCCTCGGTGCTGTTCCTAACGCGCTTATCTACTTCGTAGGTAAAGTTGAATCCGTTCTAATCAACCCTTCGCGGGATGACGCTACCACTGCAAACGTGGCCGTCTCGATTATCTCGGACTTCTATGGTCCCTTCACCCAGAACGCAGTCTAATCTAAGTAAAGGCCCAGTCGAAAGGCTGGGTCTTTCACCCCAGGATATAAATATGACAAATAAGCCTTTTTCCATGCCGTTTGTGCTGAAAGAGACTGTTAAGCATATGCGTAAGTCTATTGACATCTCTACCCAGAAAACCATTGCAAGGCTCCCTGAATTCAAGGACAATTCAGAGCTGGTAGCAGAGGTCATGACTACGCTGACTAACCTTAATAGGCTCAATAAGCTATTAGATGATATCGAAAATAACAACACAACACTCTTTGGAGATACAGAGAAATGAAAAAACTACTAGGTAAGGTCAAAACTATCACCGTTCCGTTTATGGGCGATGAGACTGTCGAAGTCGCGCAGCTAACAGTTGCACAAGTAAAAGATTTCCAAAAAGAACTAGAAGCCGCTAAGGCAGATGAGGGTGAAGACTCTGGTGTACGTATCCAGCGCGCTATTATCCGTATGGCTGTTGTTGGCGCAAAAGAACTGACTGACGAAGAGCTTGACAGTTTCCCACTAGTAGAACTTACAAAACTTACACAAAAGATCCTTGAACTTGCTGGTGTAACCGGCGGTGGCGAGGGAAACGACTTAGCGAAGAAGAGCTAAACTACTACGAGTTAGCTTATCTTCTTGGTATTACTAAGTCTGAGCTTATGGAACTTCCGTACGAAGAGCTCATTGGCTGGATGGAGTACTTCCGTCGTCGGCCACACGGCTGGCGAGAAGATAATCGAGCAGCTATCATAGCTATGTCCTTTGGTGGGGGTAAAGTCCGCCCAGAGGATCTCTTTGACTCGCTTCGTGTTCTCAAAGAAGAATCGAAAGTACAAGAAGAAACCCATGCCGCCGCTAACTTTGCTCAAAAGTTCTTTGATCGATTTAGCAAGCAGTTTACTGAAAAGGACCCTTTTAAAGATGATGAAGTTCAGCTTCAACTTGAAGGGTTTAGGGCCTAGTGTCCGAAAGCAATTTGAAAAAGAAAGTCTCCCAGCCCTTGCAAAGCTAGCTAGCCTAGCCCTCGTAGAGCTAAAAGCTGCGACCCCTGTAGACACAGGAGAAGCTTCTGAGAGTTGGGAGTACTACTTTGCCGGTAAGAATACAGTGGTGCTAGAGAATAGCGCTGCTCACATAGTCTTTCTTAACGCTGGCTCTTCTGAGCAAGCACCCGCCTATTTTATTGAAAACGTAATTCTAAAATACGGTAAACCGATAGGACCTATAGTTACTTACAAATGATAAGAAGCCTTATGGATTACTCCGTAGGGCTTTTTTATCGTACAGGAGAAAAACATGACTGTTCAAGTCAACATGGAAGCCAACTCAGCTCAGGTTGAGTCCACTATTGCTAGGCTTGCTAGACAGTTTAGGTCTACCGAGACTGAGGCTAAAAAAGTAAGTCAGACTGTAAATGCTATTGGTTCTAAGAAGCTAACTGGTCTAGATAACACAACTAAACAGCTGCAGCAGGTTAACAGCACGCTGCTAAGAACGCAATCTACAGTAGACTCTACACTTAAAGGTGTGACCAGCTCTTTGCAAAAAGCAGCTATTACCCTTGGCGCTATTTTTACTTCTGGGCTCTTGACGGCCTCGCTAGCAAAATCTTCGGACGCGATGACTGTTTTAGAAAACAGAATTGCATTAGTTACAGGTAGAACACGCGAGCTAGCTGATGTGCAAGCTAAACTGTTTCAAGTAGCTAGAACTACCGGTGGTAGCGTGCAGGGCGCAGCGGAGCTGTTCTCTAAATATGGCCTTGCTCTTCAAGACACTGGTGTTAGTTCTGAAAAGCTTCTAAAAATGACAGAGCTTACCCAGAAAGCTATTTCAGTGGTTGGCGGTTCTGCAGCTAGCGCTGATGCAGCCATTATCCAGCTAGGGCAAGGTATGTCGGCTGGTGCGCTAAGAGGCGAAGAACTCAACTCTGTAATGGAGCAAGCTACCCCGCTGGCAAGGATTTTTGCAAAGCAGCTAGGTATTAGCTACGGTGAAATTAGGCAGGCAGGCCAAGACGGATTGATTACTTCAGAGGTAATCTCTGCTGCTTTTGATAACTTTGGCGGCGACATCGACGCCGACTTTGCTAAGACTACAAGAACGATAAGCTCCTCAATGACTGCCCTTAAAGACGCAGCTATGCGCGCTACAAGTGAATTTGGACGGATTTCCGGTCTTAGTGCTACTATACAAAATTCAATCGAAAGCCTTACCGACTCTATCAATAATATAAATCCTGAACCGCTAACTACTATCAGTTTACAGTTTAACTACTGGCGCGTTACTTTGAAGTATCTAGTTAAAGATACTGCGTTAATTGCTGGTGGTATTGTTAATGTATTTGTAGCTATCGCTAAACGTATTGCTGAGTCCTTCCCGTTTATCACTGGACCTGTAGTAACTGTATTTACAAACATACTAAACGTTGCAAAGAGCAGGCTACTAGGTGTTGTGCTTGCGGTAAAAAGCTTTGTCAGAGACACTAAGTTGGCTCTCTCAGCTTTTATTATTGACAACCAAATTGAAAACGCTATCAACAACTTATTTAGGGCTGAGAGCGTTCAAGAGTTTAGACTCGCTCTTGATGATCTTGCTTACCAAATTAGTAGAGAAGGCCAACGCTGGTACAACATTGCCAACAACTTATCGCGGGTGTACTTCCGCCTCTCTAATGACGTACTAAACCTTGCCTATTCTTTTGGGCTTGTAGATCAAAGTCTTATTGTTATTCGTAGAAGCTCGCTAGACACTTTTGGTTTCTTGTTTGAAGTTATTGGTAGAATCGGCAAAGCTTTTGCAACTGAATTCTTGCTGCTACCTGTCATTGCAGATATTTACTTAGGCTTTCTTAGCCTTAAGTCTTTAGTTGCTGCTTTTGCAAGGGCCGCCGTTAACGATTTTAATGACCTGAAAGATGCTCTAGGCGAATTTGCAAGTAGCGTCAGAGATTCGCTGTCTGGCTTCTTACCTGAAACTGATGCTTTTGATAAGTTTCTAGAAATTGTCACTAAGCTGTTCAGGGCAATACAGTCAGTTACTACTACCTCTTTTGAAAAGACTAAAAAGTTCTTAGTAGATAGTATCAAAACTATAGAGTACTACTTTTTCTGGTTGTATGACCGTGTAGTAGGCAACTCTTGGTGGCCGGATATGCTGGATGAAATTCTAGCTTATACACAATCAGTGTTGCCAGCAGTCACTGCTAGATTTGTTCAATTCAGAGACAGCATAGCTTCTGTATTTTCTTCACTATTCAACTCTTCTAAGTCAATAGTCTTAAATGCAGAGGTTTCTTTTGATCCTACTGATTTAAAGCAAAAGCTAGCTGGCGCAATAAAAGTCGCTGTAGGCGGCTTGCTGTCGCTAGTTACGGCCCTAGACAGTATTTCACCTGTTCTTGCTGATACTATTACTACTGCTCTTGTGGCAGGTGTTCTAGGCTTCTTACAAGCAGACGCCGGAACAGCTATTAGCACTTTCTTAAAGACTAACCTACTCCTAGGTATAGCTGCATTCCTTGCAGAAGCTTCGCTAGAACCTCTTCTAGACAGAAGAATCTTTGAAAGATTTGGTGCTAACCTTGGTGCAAGTCTTGGCTTAGCGCTTAGCAGCTTTATTAAGCAGCTACCTCAGCTCTTTGAAGCTTTCTCGCAGCTAGCTAACGGTTTTGGAAACGCGCTGCTAGACAGCTTAGGTATTGTTGGTACTTTTATAAAGACTCTAGGCACCTTCACAGGTACATCAGGTATTCTTAACACAATACTGTTTGGAGTTGGCCTGCAAGTTATCCTAGGAAACTTTGGTGCTATAAAAGGCGCTTTTGATTTACTTCTAGGTGTATTTTCAGGGGCCGCGCCAGGTAAAGCAGGCTTAATATCTTCTCTACTCTTTGGTCCCGGTGGTCAGGCAATTGCTGTAATTGCTGCAATAACTACTATAGTCAATCTACTACCTAATATACTAGAAGGAAACTTTAGCGGAATTGCAACCGGTGTAGGCTTAGTCGCCTTCTTCCTCTTTGGACCGACTGGCACTGCAAAACTTATTCTATCCTCTATTACAAGCTTAGCTACTTTCTTGCTAACTAGATTTGGTTTTATTAAGGCTGCAGCTGAAGGCGCTTTTGTCTTTAAAAAAGCTGGTATTTTTGATCAAATGAAAGATGCAGTGTCTGGGGTGTTGCCTCAGATAAAGAGTTTGTCCGGTGCAATATCGGGTATTAGAGCAAACAAAAACTTTGAAGAAGCCCTTTTCAATCTCAAAGAAACTTTCAAAGCAACCATCAGAACTTTAGCTGTTAGTTGGACTCAATTCTCTGAGTCGCTAGCTCCCACTCTCTCTAGAGTGACTACAGCACTAGCACCTACGCTAGAAAGACTAAAAGCAGGATTCCTAGGTGCCTTATCAGGCCTATCAGCTACTTTAGCGCCTGCTTTTGCTAAAGTTCAAGGCTTATTTGCCTCAATGATGTCTAGGCTAAACTCAACTGCTGCTACAGCAGGGGGTGTCACTGGTGTTGTAGGTAAAGGCCTGTTTGGTAAGTTTGCTAAAGGGGCTGCAGTAGTTGCGGCTTTTACCGCAATCTTCGCAGGCATAGCTAACGCTGGCACTGAAGGGTTTGACGCTGCATCCTTTGCTACCTCTGCTTTAGAGTATGGCTTAATCGGTCTTGCTCTGTTTGGTGTTGGTGGTGTAACTGCGCTACTAGGTAAACTAAAGCAGGTCAGCGGCCTTGCGTTAACAGCCCTAAGAACCGGGCTTGTAGCCGGAGCAAGCGCCCTCGGCTCTTTGTTTGGGGCTTCAATGCTTGCTTCACTAGGCGCTGCGCTCGCTAGCGTAGGGGCAGCAGTTCTTGCTTTTCTACTATCGCCTGTAACCATTGCGGCGGCAGCTGTTGGTGGGGCTGGCCTGCTAATCTACTGGCTATTTGGAGGCGACTCGGAGCTAGAAAAGCAGTCTTCAAAATTCAGAGCAAAAGTACAGAAAGTTAAGTCAGAACTAGAAGAGACTTTCTCTTCAGAGAGCGTTCAACGCGCACTTGAAGCTTCTGACTACGAGCTGGATCTGAATGCAGCGCTTGATCTTGCGCCGCTTGAGGGTCTGTCTGAACGTCAGCTTAAAAATATTGAGATTGCTCAAGCTACTTTTACAAAAGTTGTAGAGAAAAACAACGCAATTCTTCAGCAAAACGGCGTTCTAGCTAGCAGCGATATGAAGGAGCAAATTGCTGCTTCAAATGCTATTCTGGCAGCGCTAAACGCTCCACCTGCCGTTGCTGAAAACGTTAACGTAATGAAAGGTCTTCGCAACGACATTATCGATGCTATACGCCCTTCTGTTACTGATAACGGCAGCGCTGTGCTAGATGGTGCTAAGAGCGGTGCTTTTCCCAACGTAGACTTTACGAAGTTGCTTCCAACAGACGCAGACCCTAGAGTTGTTGAGCTTTCACGCTTCCTCAACGCTTTTGATACTGTTGATTTTACTCGTGTAGATCCTGCAGTAGCTGCTGAGTTTGTTGCTAAGCTAAGTGAATACTTAGTTGCACTTGAAGATGCTAACAAGTCTGGCTTCCTAGGCTTCAAAACTCCAGGCCTTAGAGCACTAAACGCTGAGGCAGGAGCAAAGATTGACGATGAGTTAGCTCCTGCGCTAGAGGCTCTTGGTGTTAAACTAGGCCTAAGCTTACTTAGAGCTAACGAAGGTGCTGAGTACGAAAAGCAGATTGAGGAAACACTAGCCGCAGCTACTGCGCTAGGGCTTAAAGGCCTTGACACTGAAAAACTTTCGCAGCTAGGACCTGAAGTCTTTGCAGCACTACGCACAAAGCTCCTTACGGCAGTACAGAGTGAAGATCTAAAAAGCGTTGCAGCTAGAAAAGTAGGCAATGCAGATGATGGAACTGGCACACTAGCCACCGGACCTGCAGACCAAGCTTTGCTAGACCAAATAACTGGCCTTCAAACGCTACTAAACGAGGCCGTAGCTACTATTGGCACAGTAGTTGTGCAAGAAGCTACAGACTATGTAGCATCTTTTAACGCGCAGCTAGCCCAGATTGGTGCTGGCTTTGAACTGGCACAGCCGCTAGATATCGAAAGCTATGCTAAAGGTAGAGATCTTCTTGCTCAAATGGCGGAGGCGCAAGAGCAACTAAACATTGCAAGAGCAAATCTAGACTTTAAAAAAGAGGCTGAACTGCTACAAGTTCTCGCTGACGGTAATGCAGAGCTACTTGCTACTCTTGGTACTACTGAACAACAACTAGAAGCTATTTCTGGGTCTATTAGTGGTATGCCAGATATCAACTCCGTTCTTGCGCTCAGCCCTGAACTCATTGCACAAGTTATTGCTTATGCTAATGAAATCAGAAACCTTCTTGCACTACTTAGAAATGGTAGTTTTGCTTCTCTACCCGGAACTGACTTTAGAGCTAGTCCGCAAGAGAACACTAAAAACCAAATTAAAGAGATAGAAGGAAAGCTAAAGCGGATTACAGAAGGTGATACAAGAGCAGCTGGCGGTAAAGCCATTACACCTACAAAAGGTGGCGGCGGTGGCGGTGGCGGTGGTGGCGAAGCTGCTAAGTCGTGGTGGGAAGAATTCCAAGAAACAATTGATGTTCTTGATCTCTCGCTCGATGTTAACATCCTCGCTGGCCTCGGCCCTGAAACCTTTAGCGGTCTGCTAAAGGCCTCTGAAAAGTACAAGCAAGCACAAGAGCTGATTAACAGCGCTGCTGCTGGCGAAGTTGAACAACGGCGTAAAGCGCTCAAGCTAATGCAAGAAGCAAGAGCTGAGGCTATCAACGCGCTCAACGACGGTACCTTTGGCGGGGCTAAGGCGGCTATTGAGAGTGCGGGTGCAGAACTTGATGATGCTATGCTAGGCCGGCTGAATGCCGCTAGCGCAGCCTACATCACTCAGTTTGCGCTACGCATAGACCAGCTAGAGCAAGAGCGTAACTCTATGGCTCTTGGCTCTGCGGCAGCTATGCAGGCTACCAACGCTATCTCAGCAATGCAACTCCAGCTAGAAAGCATGACACAGTCTTCCAAGATTATGCGTGATGCTTTCAACCAAGGTCTACAGTCCTTCTTGAAAGGTCAGTCTACCTTCAAGGAGTTTGCTGAAGGTCTTCTTGACACCTTTACTAACACTATCATCGAAAAGTTTACTACTAGCTTTACAGACGGTCTGTTCAACAGCCTTGGCCTTGACAACCTGTTTGGTAGCTTGTTTGGTGGTGCTTCAAAACTAGGCTCCGGCCTAGGTGGCGGTGGAGCAGGACTAATGGATCGTGGTTCTATCACCAACCCAATGTACACTAAGTCTACAGACGACATGCTCGGTGGGCTTGGTGGCTTGCTAGGTGGTGGTAAAGGCGGTGGAGGCGGTGGAGGCGGCGGTGGCGGCGGCCTTATGTCACTCTTTGGTGGCGGTGGAGGTGGAGGCGGCATCTTTGGCTGGATTATGAAGTTCATAATGGGCATCTTTGGTGGTGGCTTTGCCGATGGCGGCCAAATCAGCGGTGCTGGCACTGGACGTTCAGACTCTATTCTTGCAAGAGTTTCTAATGGAGAGTACATTGTAAACGCTGCGTCTACTAAGCAGTTTCTTCCTATTCTCCAAGCCATTAACTCAAACAAGATGCCTGCGTTTGCTAACGGCGGTATGGTTGGACCTTCCAACCCTAGCGCTGTTGTTTCCGCAATGAAGGCAGGACCTGGTGGCTCAACCCAGCAGCAGTTCAACATCAACGTAACTGGTGACGTTAGCGCACAAACTCGTAAAGAGATTGTTGCCATGATGCCAGAGATTTCAGCAGGTGTCAGCATGACCCAAAGAGAAAGAGGTTCAAGATAATGAGTGTTTACTATTACAGGGGGGTGGCGATTGCCGCCCCTCTAACCATTGAGAGCAATGAACCTTTCTTTGTATCTGACACACTTAGCCTGCGACAAGAGAGAGTCTTCCAGGGCGCACAGCGCTGGGAGCTCTCCTTTACGTTGAAATTTAGGGATGATGAAGACACCTACATGTCTAGCATCTTTTCAGCAGATAACAACGCTGAAACAATGACAATGCCGCAGCTGTTAACCGTTGACAAAAAAGCCTCGCAAGGGGGTGTGCTAACTGTGGCTAGCGGTGCGTCAGTAAACGCTACAGAAGTCTTGGTATCCGCTAGCTCAGAAGGCTATCTGGTCCCTAAGGGCAGCTTCGTGACCTTTGAAGGCCACACAAAAATATATCTTGTAAGAGAAGACTTCATTGGCGGTGACACAGCAACACCTATGCTTGTTTACCCTAACCTTGTAGAGCCGGCTTACATCAGTGACGTTGTAGCCCACCCCGGCTCTGCTGTAAAACCGCAGCTAACTTACTACACATCAACTGAGACGCTTCGCGGCGTCACTTATGAAGATGGTGTGCTTATTGATCCTGGAACAATTAAACTTATAGAGGCCGTATAATGAGAGACGTAACAGAGCGAGTGCTACTCGCCATTAATAGTAGACGACCTAAATTCTTCATACTTGGTAAGCTAGAGTTTCCAGGCGACACGCTGTTTCTATCTAGCCTCGGTTTTGACGTAACTTTTGCAGGCGACCTTTATCCTAAGGGATCCCCTGTTATCAGCTTTGGTCCGCCACGGGCCTCTAGCTCTGTAGATAGACAAATCTATGAGCTTGTAGTCTCAGACACTGAAGGCGTTGTTAAAGACAAACTTCGTACAAGCGTGGTTGGCTCCTTGCTTTCTGTTTACATCAGCTTCTTTGATGCTACAACTGGCGAGCCTATTCTCGACGAAGAAGACGTTCTTTTGGCCTACCAAGGCGCGCTAGATTCTGGTGCTGTAGTTGTTAATACAGACAACAAAGTAGCTAAGCTGATGGCAGCTTCGCCTATGGGTAAGCTAGACGCTATCGGTGCTTATATGGTTTCTAAAGACGGTATGGCGCAAATCAATGCCGCAGACACTTCTTTTAACGAGGTTATTGCCGGTAGTAAAGAAGTAAACTTTAAGTGGGGTAAGCGATAATGGCTGTATTCTCTACTCTTGCTATCATCGGTACGCTTGCATCGCTTGCTGTCACAGTTGCCTCTATTGCCTACCAACGTAAAAAAGCGAAGAAGCTAAAAGACGAGCTAGACAAGCGGAAACAGGTTAACTTCTCCTACGACGGCGAACCGTTTTATCTGTCTGTAGCTTACGGCCGCTGCAAGATCAACGGTGGTCGAACTATTCACCGTCTGCGTAACTCTTTTGTCTTTGCGCAGCCTAGCCTACCGTATCGTGTGCCCACAACAGGCGACTACTATGATACAAACTACTACATTCGTGAAAGAGTACGTCGGGTTAACATTGGCGTCGGTAGTAACTTTAGAGACAGAACTCACGAAATTGAAATTAAGTGGGCCGGCTCAGTTGTTCTTACACGGCCTAACGTAAGCCCTCTAGACGTGTTTGCAGACGGCGCAGGTAACAAATACTACAAAGGTGATTTGGCACTAACACAAGATACCGGTGGCGGAGTTGATGTTGAAGGCGGTTACACTGATAACTACTATAGAGTTCACGTAGTAGGTCCTGGGCAAGCTCAGATCTTCTACTGGCCAAACGGCGGTGTCAACTTTGCCGGTTCAATTGGTGCTATCATTAAAAACCTGCTGTCGGGTCTCGGTATTGGCTCCATGTCAGGTAACCTCGGCGGAGATAAGGCTGAGTTTCTCTACGTACAGCAGGCCTTGTGCTTTGGTGGTATTAACCGCGTAATAGACGTTGAAGTAGACGATCAAATCTGGAACGAACCCAAGCTACAGTATGGGCAGCGTATCCACGTCTATAAAAACGGTAACGTAGCAGACAGCATGGCTTCAGCTAACGGCATCCCCTCTACTAACGTGTTTACAAACACTTGCTATTCCTCCAGCGTATTCCGGCTCAACCGTGACGAGTATCAGTACAATGGCTCACCTAACGTAATCTTCTACGTTGAAGGTATGAGAGTTTATGATATTGTTGATCTTGGCGGCGGCAGCTACGGGCTTAGCTCTGAGAAGGTTTACAGCAATAATCCCGCGCTAGTTCTACTCGACTACCTACTTTCAACTAACTATGGCCTAAAGCTCTCGGTTAACCAAGTTAACCTAGAAACCTTCTACAAAGCAAAGGCTATCTGCAACCGCGTTGTTAGAAACTCGATTCCTGTAGACGGTAAAGTAAATGGTCGTCGCCCTGACATCGAGAATGAAGATGGTAGCGTCACAACGAGCCCAGCTATCCCTAATCGTGCTATGCCGCTTTATGAGTGCAATATTGTTCTTGACACAGAGCGAGCTATCCGTGAAAACGTAGAGCTCATCCTAGAGTCCATGCCAGGCTCCGAGTTGATCTGGTCTGGTGGTGTTTACAAACTCTCGCTGATTGCGCCGCGCACTTCGGAAGAGCTGCAGGACTTGATTGCAGCTAACTTAACTTCCGCGGACATCATCAAGGGTCAGGTGGATCTAGCTTGGCCAGACTCTAACTCACGTTACAACCAAGTAGTTGCTCGGTTTAGAAACGAGTTTGAAAACTTTACAGATGACACAGTCACTTGGCCGCTGTCTTACTCTCCTGTTTACAATGCTTACTTAGAAGAAGACTCAGGTAAGCTACTGAAAACAGAAGTCTACCTACCCGCCGTTACCGACCCTTACCACGCGCTAGCTGTGGCTGAAGAACTTGTCAGAACCTCACGGGCTTCAATGACAGTTAAGTGCACCGTTGGAAAGAAGGGTCTGTTCTTAGAACCTGGTGACATTGTGACTATAACCTCAGATGTGCTAGGACTTAACGATGAGATACTTCGTGTTAACTCAGTTACTCTATCAAGCAATATGACCGCGGAGTTAGAGCTAACAGAGTTTGATTTGAACACGCTAGCTTGGAACGTAGATGATAACATTGCATTCCTACCAAAGTTCTTGTTTTCACGCGCAGTGACAAAACCCGCTGCTGCGCTCTTTACACCAAACCCGCAAGGAGATGTTGTTCCAGGCGTACTGAGCTGGGATCTTGTGCCTGAGATTACTATTAGCGATTATGTGCTAGAGTACGCAATTACGCCGGAACCAGGTTTTGAGCCTGTATGGCAGATACTAGGTACTAAGAACTCAAGTCCTTATTCGCTCCAGCCACTACCTACCGGCTGGTACCGCTTTGCAGTTACAAGCAGAGAGGACTACCGCTATCGTTCTTCACGGGTGGTAGCTACAGGTGCTGACCTTGTAACTATAGACTTTTACATTGTAAATCCTGACGACGTAAAGTATGCAACTATTTACGGTGACAGCGGCGATGAGCTGACTAACAACCAGTCACTTGGTATTCTCGGTATGAGCCATGTAGCTTACTACCGTTATCTTGTTGATTTTCCAACGCTGCCTGTTAGAGAGAACATTGTGTTTACTCCGCTCTATGGCCCAGGCGCACCTCCGCTTAGTGAAGTTGAACCACCACCACCAGACCCAGGTCGGACTGAGGCAGGCACTTTCTATCTTACAATCAGCGATTCTATCGCTGGCTGGGTTGGTAGCGTTAACGTCGACACTGGCGAAGCTGCTACTGAGGGTGTTGACATGGGCTTTGCCGCGGCAGTACCTATTGAGTATGTTGTCGGCGACGTTCTAATTGTTGAAGGTACAGATGGCACAGGTGGAGCGCTAGTTAGAAGCTGGACCTACGTTGGTCTAGACACACTAGGTAACGACGCTTTCGAAGAACTTTAAGCTAGATTGGAGCTAGATATGAAACTACTAGAAGAGAGCCTAGTCTCCAGCGGTCTTACTAAGACTTGGAGAGCGGGCGCTATTGCGGGGGCTGTGAAGATTATTCTTTACGGCTACCAGAAGGGTTACAGCACTGCCGAGATTGCCTTCAATCTCGCGCAGGCTGAGCATGAAACAGCAAGGTGGTTGCAGCCCATTAGAGAGGGTTGCAGCCGTCACGGCCCGGCGGGTACTGATGCACAAGCTATTGCAGCTATTGCAGCAGCTATCCGTAAAGGTATCATTAAGTCAAACTACCTTACCAAAACTAACGGCGTGGCGCACTATGGTCGCGGGTTAATTCAGATTACTTGGCTGGATAATTATCTTAAGTTTCAAAAGCTTACAGGTAAGCCGCTAGTTGCAAACCCCGATCTAGCGCTAGAGTGGGAAACCTCTCTGTTCATTCTCTATCAAGGTATCAACAAAGGATTATTTAGAAAACATAAGTTTAGTGATTACGTAAAACCGGGTACCGAACCTACGCTGACAGCTTACGCCAACGCTAGGAACATTATCAACGGTGACACTAAAAAGTATGGAGCAGCAATTGGTTCTAAGGCGCTAGCCTACTACCAGCTGCTAAAACCCCTTGAGAAGGAACTTCTGGTTGCGCCTCAAAGCGACTACTGGCTAGACACCTTCTTGAGCCGCTTAGGAATCAAGAGATGAGGAACAAAACCTGGAAAAGAGAAACTGCAGTAATGTGCCTACTCTACCTGTTCTACTTAGGGCTGTTTGGCCGGCTTGAGGTTGTTGAAACCCTAGCCTGGCCTGTATTTCTCTTTGCAGGTGCAGCGTACGGTATGGACTGGGCAGACAAGAGTACGATTGTGAGGAAAACACCGTAATGCTATTCCTAATCCGTAATGCTAAAAATCTACTTATCGCTGGGCTAATTGCCGCTTTGGTGGTTGGCTACATCAGCTGGAAAAACTCTATTTACGAAGAAGTTGAGCGAGAGGTTACTCTTGAACAACAAGAAAACTATATTGAAACAAGGAAACGAATAGATGAGGCTACTTCTACTACTAAGTCTCCTGATGCTGCCCTTGAGCGCTTGCGCGAACGGCAACTTCAAAGACAGAAAGGTGAGTGAGGAAGGTCTTTGCGATGGACTTCAAGCGCCTATTGACCAATTGAATGACTCGCTCTTAGTAGACGGTGGCCCTCGAACTATCGTTGCTGGCGAGAAGGTTATAGCAGGCTATGATGCAGGGTGTTCGGTTGGAAAAGTGGATTAACGAAATCATAGCCGCAGTAGTTGTATCTTTCTTTGCAACTATTATGTGGTTTGTTAGAACCGTTCTAACCAACGCTAGTCGTATAGATCTTCTTGAGAAAGAGATGGCTGAGCGTGACAAGCGTAGAATCGAAGACAGAGAGTTTATCTCCGAGATGAGGCGAGAAATAAGAGATGAGTTGAAAGACCTTCGAGCAGAGATACATCGAGTAGCTCTCAAGGACTAACTCGCAAAAAAAAAAAAAAAGAAACCCCCGTAGCTTGCGCTACAGGGGTTTTTTACGATTTAGGCCGACAGGTTAGAACTCAGGCGGGTTGAGCGGTTGTGGTGGGCCTTGCACAGCTGCAACAGCGGCGGGTGGTTGAAGCTCATCAACTACCGCCCAATTGATCTCGTTCAACGCAGCAGCTGCAAGCGAGTAAGTAGATCTTTTCCCGTACACACCAGGGCCGAGCTTTGCCTTCTTAGGCTCCGGTAGCACTAGCTCCGGATCTAGACTGCGTAGATAGTGAACTACCTTATTTCGAAAGGTGTTTCCTGCGTCAAACCAGCAAGACAGCCAGTTCTCAAGGTGAACCTCCTTAGCTGCCGCCCACGAGAACAACTCACCAAGCTCACCCTGCTTTTCAGCTTCAATGAAGGCCAACGCCAGCTCTGTTGTGTCAGTTGGTAGACCCAGCGCCTCTAGCCGTGCTGTCTTCTTCTCAGCCAGCAAGCCGTCTAGTGCCGGAATAAGTGCTTCCAACACTTCGATAAGGTAGACCATTAGCAGTTTGAAGCCCTGCTTCTCTCCCGCGGTACGCCGCCGTTCAAAGAAATCCGCCATAGTCCGCTGAAGAACCTCCGCCAAGAACGTGTGGTGGAGGTTAATCAGTAGGGTCTCACGGGCACGAATCAGACCACCTTTGACAGCAGTACTTGCAATACCCTCTCCACTAGCTTTCAACACAAGCAACTGCTCGTTGTAATAGAGCTTCGCGGCCTCAATATCCAGCCTACGTATTACCACACCAGCATCGCGTGCCCGCCGCTCTGTGTAGGTAACAAAGGACTTCACAGCTAGCTCTACAACAGGCTTGCGCAGCCCTTCTTCACCAAGATAAGTCTGCCATGACCTCGTGATTTGCATGGCATTCTCAACGGAGGTAGCAGAGTGAACAAACAAGTCACCGGGGCGGAAGCAGTAAGTAAGCTTGTCGTCTAGTATTTCAGTTAGCCAGCTCATTTACTTTCCTTTTGATCATTGCGGCGTAGTCAATGACTGTCTGGCCCTCCAAACCAGGTGCGGTGTTAATTTCAAGGACAAACGCTTCTTGCTTGCGCTCGTTCCAGATTACGTCTACTGCACCAAAGTCAAGGTTGACCATGGTCAGAGCCTTAACAGCTTGGTTGACAGCGTCAGCTGGTACTTGGTCTAGGCTATTTCGAGCAAAGACAAAGCCGTTAGCAAGATTCCGGATCTGGAAATCAACCTCTACCTGCGACTCTAGCCGCGCTTTCTTTTCTTGAACTGAGAACAGGCCTTGCGTCTTAGCGACGTGTAGCCGGAACTCCCGCCGTTTAGGGACGTAGAGACAGAGTAGCGTATTATTAGGAATAGCTTCTAGCTCTGCAAGGCTGGTTACCTTCACGATACCCTCACCGCTGTGGCCCGCAAGAACAGTTCGTGCAAAGACAGTTACTGGCTTGTCAGTGTTGAACCAGCCCCGTGCAACTTCTTTGTCAGTAGTGAACGGCGGAACGCGGGGCGCAGTTGCTGGATCTTGCAACGTAGCCTCAAAGAACAGCCGCTTGTTGCTAGCTGCACGTAGTAGATCCGGTGGGTTCAGCACAGTCATACCTGAAGCTAGGAAAGTATTAGGGGCTGTAGTAGCTCCCCAATTAACTAGAATCTTGTCAGGTGCAGGCCGGAACTTAGAGTTCTCCAGCTTGAGCGTCTTTACCTCCAGTGCCTGCGCAAGCGCAACAGCACTCTTAGACCCTTGCTTATAGGGGTAGACAGCGAGTTTAGTCATCAGTTAGCTCCAATCAGTTAGGTACGCCCAGGTTTGAATATTCCGGAGCGAATTGTAAACAGTTTGTTCAAAGTGCGGCTTTGCAAACAAGTGCTTAGCGAAGTTTGGTAGCAGTAGGCTTACTACTTCTTTCTCTCCATTAGCAGACATGGACGTGATTAGCGTCCGAGGATTCTCAATCTTTTTACTGTTAGTGAACAGTTCCTCTAGCAGGGTAATCCAGCGCACAACTGGCTCTGGCGTCAGCGGAGTACGTAGCGCGCGGAGCTCCAGCGTACCAAACTTACTTAGCGAAACTAGGTTCATGGCCGCGTAGCGTAGGCCTTCGCTGGTGAAGTAATGTGAGGAGAGTGTCTTACGGTTAAGACAGTTTTGGATACCAAAGGAGATATCCTCTGCATCAGACATCCGCAGGCAGAAGAGGTTACCTGCCCGTTCTTCACCAAGATCCTCAACAAGCAAGTCTTCCAGACAGTAGTAGGCAGCCATGAAGGTAAACAGCTGCCGAAGCGTTAGGTCTTGGCAGTTAACGTGGACGTGGACTCCTGCGCGCATCGAATCGTTAATCACAGCTTTACCGCTTAGAATTACGCTGTAGAGCTCTGCCAGATTAGCTACACTGTCTTTAAGACTGTATGGCCCAGCGCTTACAGCCTCAAACGCCTCACCCCGTAGTGAACCGTCAGCTACGATACGCCAAGCCCCACTGAGCGAACCCGGCCCTACGTTAGCAGCGATGCCTCGTCCTTCGAACTCTAGCTCTAGCCCCAGGAGCTGAGTCTCCGGGTAACGGCGGTCAAAGTTAAAGTTCTCAGCGACCTTAGTATTTAGCCAACTTGTCATCCCCAGCCTCCAGCGCTAGTTCTTCGGTTAGAAAGTTAAACTTAGGCGCAAGGCCCAGTAGTCCGTTCTTGTTTACAGCACCAACTGTGCTGCCGCGATACAGCAGTTTGAAGTGCTGGTTAATAGCAAAGTGTTTAGAGAAGGCTACCGGGATACCGGTTTCCTCAATGAGGTCTAGCGTTGCGTCTAGCGTAGGGTACTTGTTAAACAGGCAGTCAGTAATGCCTTTACGGAAGTCAACACTCTCTAGCTCGCCCTCACGCACAGGAGAAGAGCTTCCGTCTTTACCACCAGCACCAATGATAGCTAGCTGGTTGTGCCGCAACCCTTGCTTGTAGTCACGGCGGATAGGCACCCGTGTCAGATACCAAGCCGCCCGCCCCAGATAGTTGACGTAGCCAAGCTTACCAACTGCAAACTCAAACTCGTCTTCCTTTAGCGCGATAGGCTGCAGCTGCTTATTCTCACCCTGGATCGTTGCCTCGTTGAACTTAGTCGATCCGTTGTTGAAGATCTTAGTCACTCGAACCAAACCCTGCGCATAGTCTTTGGCTCGAATGTAGCTGTTTGTGAGGCGGCTAACAGCATACTCAGTGTCGTTGTTAAACATAGCAAGTCCTCTTTAGTTTAGTGTAGACAGCCTCACCTAGGTCTACAAGATTGGAGTTGATAATAGCTGCAGCGGAGGTCACTACAGCGCCGTTGTAGAAGCTTAGCGGCGCGTTAGTCATAGGGTCACGCATAACTGAGCACAGCGCGTTCACAGTGTTATCAAACACGAAACCAATCAACTCGTCGCTAGTTAGCCATTGGTTCGATAGAGAGCGGTACTCCATACCGTAGGGCTTAGGCCGGAAAGCGCCAGCCGCCCCGTAGATACTCCTTCTTGTATTGTCTTTGTCCCAGGCCAAGCTAGCTGCCCCGAGATAGTAGTCCAGCTCAACAGCCAGAGCAGCGCAGTTCATAATAAAACCAGGGTCTAGACGATCGAAGCCTGAGCCCCAGCCAGTGTGAACGTGTCCGCCAGCAGAGCGCATGTTAGGGTTGGCCAGCTTAGGCGCTTTGTTTAGTCGCCCAGTGTAGCCGTTGTAGTCAGGATCACAGCCCAGCTCTAGCGCTTCTGCCGGCGCTCTTGCCATTTCTTCGTCAGAGAACACAGCAACAGGAACTACCGCAAGGTCGTAACCCTTTGGTAGCATCTTCTTCAGCGTAGACTTAACGCTGTTCACTTTGAAGATGAACTCTCGCTTGTTTTCGCAAGGGTCAACCCCAAACTCAAGGGCCATACCGTCGACTTGAACCATCCCGTTCTTAACTTTGAAGGGTTCAGTCTTAGTCCCTGGAATCAACCCGTGAGCGCCTACGAATTGGCCTTCCTTGTTGACAACAAACACTTCAGGGTCGCAACCAATGAAGAAGTCATTGCCGTTAATCTTAACCAACTTTAGTCTCCATCTCTTTGAAGGTGCTTGCACAGTTCATGCAAAAGGGCGCGTCTTTCTCTAGCCACTTGACATCACCCTTGAGGTAGTCATCATAGAACAGGTTGTTACTGCAAACAGTGCAGCCGTGCCGTGTGTTCTTATCAAACTCCGGCTTGCTCAACTCCATCTTCAGCCAGCCAGTCTCAGGTTTGACATGTTGCAGTTGGATAACGTTGTCTCCACCCGCGTTCTTAAACTGCTGATCAAAGTAGCGAGGCTTGCGGTTGCGGCCTGACCAGACACGCTCACCACCAGAGCCATGGTAGTTGCCACCAGACCAGTTCTGGTACCCCTGCCCCTGCTGGTAGCTGCTGGGGGGTACTACCACTAAAGGGGGTTCTACAGTCTCCATTGAAAGAACCAGCTCTTTACCACCCAGCTGTATAGTGATGTGCTGGTCATTAGTAAGCGCAATAGGCTCACCAACCATGGTGATCTTAGCCTTAGCCATGGCAAGCTTTAGCATCCAAGCCTCAGACGCGTAGAATAGCGTACCGTTCGTAGGCAGCATGTAGTAGAAGAGTGTCCTATCCTTATTCCTGAATAGGTTGTAGGTGTCGGCCTTTTCGTCGTACCAGCTAAGAGCTAGCGCGCCGCGCAGCTTACCCACTACGTCCTTAAGGCTCATCTCCTTAGATAGAGCGTAGAAGATCTTTTCTGAGTCAGTCTGACCCTTGATATCCGCACCAGTAGGTAGGCTGTGTAGGCCAGTGTGGATAGTGCCGTTGTGGGCACCAACAATGTGACCATGATGGAAGGGGTGCGCGTTCTCAGCATTAACAAGTCCAACTGTAGCCGAGCGGTTGTGTCCCATTACAAAGGTGAAGTTATACTTAGTCTCTTCCTCAAACTCGCCTCGGCTGTTAAACAGCTCAGGGAACTTCTTGTAGAGGTTGTAGGGGATGCCCTCTGTTTTTACCAACGTTGTCTTGTACTTAGTAGTGCCAACGCGAGCGCGCTTGAAGGCAATACCTGTTGAGTCTTCACCTCGCGTAACGTCGAAGTGCAGTAGCCAGCGGAACACGCTCATCTGCGCGCTACTAAGCCAGGTGTTAGAGACTACTCCAACTAGTCCACACATGTTGTTATACCTTCTTCTTTACAGCCAAAAGTTTCTCTACGTACTCAAGGAAGAAGTCCCTGCAGTCAGTAGACGCGGTAGCATACTCAGGGTGCCACTGCACGCCTGCAATCAATCTAGATTCGGAGAACACAGCCTCCACGGTGCCGTCAACAGCATGATGAACTTCCTCGTACTGAGAAGACTCATCTCGTGGAACCGCTTGGTGGTGCGAGGAAGTAACAGTGAGATACTTGCCTGGACCGATTAGCACTTCATGCTGGCCGTGATTGTGGCCTTCAATGTGCTGAATCAGCGTGCCACCCGTGCTAACATGTAGTAGCTGCAGGCCACGGCAGATACCGAGCTGAGGGATACCAGAGAGACGAGCTGCCATGATAGCACTGATCTCAGTTAGGTCTTTACGACTATCAAAGCTAGTCTTAGGATCGCGAGTCTCAAAGTACAGACGCGGATTTACGTCTGACCCTCCAGGCACAACAATGAAGTCAGGTGCTAAGAAAGAGTCTTCTTTCAGCTCTGCGTAGCCGGCACGAACCAGCATGTCAGCAATAGCAAAGGAAGTGGTAGTCAACTGGAATGTCTTCTTAGTCACAGGTTAGGCTCCTAGGTTGTAAGTTTTAGAGAAAGCTTCTAGCTTCCGTAGATCGAGGAATAGGCCACCGCCAACGCTCTTTTGCATGATACTTTTCATCAGTTTAGCCGTGGCAGCCGCCCAGAGGCTTGCGTCTGGTGCCTTTTCAACGGGGATAACACTCTTCTCACCCACAAAGGTAGGTGTCTCAGACAGTACAGTGGCAAACATAGGCTGAGTTGCGCGGCTCTGCGGAATCGCAGGATTCCGTCTACTAGTCAATAGAATACCGGCTGAGTTGCTGGGCCAGTTACGCGTCTGAAAGAAACTGTTGTTTCCAGCTGGCGGCTGAAGCGGCTCGTCTTTGAACGTAGCTTGCACATCCTCAACAGAGTTGACGTTACTTGGTCCAGGAAGATGGTTGGAGACGTTACCGCTAAACACAAATCGACAGTTAGCGTACTCGTGCAGCCTGACTGGACTGCTACTGTAGACCATCTTATCTTCCGGGCCTCTTTTCAAGTTGATGTTGTAGCTAACAAAGGTCAAGAGAAGCAACAACGGATGTATATCGTAGCCGTCTTCGATTGCTTTACCAACTGCAAACAGGTTAGTCTTGTACTCGTTAGTTGTCAAGCGTGAAAGCTGCGCAGCGCCTAGCCAGGCCGCATTGTGATAGTGTGTAGTCTTAATAATGCCGTTCTTCAGTGATGACTCGGCATCCTTAAACGGGAAGGCATCGCGGAACGCACTACGGTTAAGTAGCCAGTCGTAGAACGCAACAACACCAGGCTGTCTTGCATACTCCGGATTTGTCCTGGTCACTACGTAGTCCGGACTCCAGCCAGTGGGCGCGCTACGCAGAAAACCATGGCAGGCACCAACACCTGTGTGGATCCGCTCAAGATTTTCGCTTAGCGCTGTAGCTGCGACTGCCCAGCCCGAGTTAGGGTCTGTTTTCTTAAACAAGGCGGTGAAGTGCCCTGTTGCATGCAGCTTCAGAAGGTCTTCGAGAGCCATAGCTTCCTCTTAGCTTGTGTGAAAAGATAGCCCCTATGTAAGGGGCTTTATAGTCTTTAGGTAGTCATATCCACCGAGGTAGCTCTCTAGCGTGAGCGCTTCCTCCGTGAAGATAGCAGGTACTGTCTTTACACCTGCTCTCTGTAGAGCGGGAAGCCCCTCTTCAAGAGGGACCTCCACAAACTCTAGGTTGTTGTTCTTCAAGTAGTTCTTTGCCATCTTGCAGTATGGGCAAGGCGGGTTCTCTCTTGTTACAACGTAGTACATTAAACCTCACATCCACCAGCTACGCAGGCTAGCGTCTGAGATCCAGTGGTTTCGTCTTCAAGCTCATAGAGTGGAAGCTTGGAGAAGTCAACTTCAGGCAGCGCCTTGGTCAGCTGTTCATACTGTTCTTTTGTAATCGCTTCGTACGGTGCTTGCTTGTAAGTGTGGTCTGAATAAGGTAGGAAGCTAACACCAACGATGTAGTCAAAGTTCTTGTAGACCCAAGCACCCACTTCAACCCACTCATCATCTTTAACATAGATAGTTACCGATGGGTTGTGTTCTGTATAGCCCTTTGACAGGACCAGCCAGTTCTCAAGCTGCTCAATAGCAGTCTGCCGACCAGCAATGATAGCACCTTCAGGAGCTGCTTGCGGGTAGGAGAAGACTACAGAGCGAGGGTTCATTACGTCTACTTCGTTAGGTACGCCTTGGTCAATAAGCAACTGTGTAAGGGGGTCTTTATGGCTCATGCGAACTCTGCGGATAAAGTACTCCGAGAACCAAGCATGAATACCGCTACCTGAGCTAGTAAGCTGAGACACTGTGCCTTCAGGTTTAATAGCTGTTGAGGCTGCCGCTGGTGCAATGTTCAATATTGCTGCGAACTCTCTATTGACCTCATTAACATAGTCCTTTAGTTGAGCCAAGCCGGCTTCATCCATCTCCCGGAATAGCTTCGAGTCCTGAATGCCGGTTGCGGAGACGCCGAGTAGACGCTCTTCTTCTGCATTCTTACGCCACACGTCGCGTACATACGGGAAGTTGGTTAGAGTAGCTTGTAGGGTACCAAGAATAGCTGCTAGACGCAGCTTGCGTCGAATGTCGTCTAGCGTGTCTGTGTTACGAAGAACGATCGTCGAAAGGTTGCAAAGTCCACCATTGTAACGGAGTAGGATCTCTGCGCAAGGGTTAGGAAGGAAGTCGTAGCTAGCGTCTCTGCGACCAGTAGCTTTAGCCTTCTTCTTAGCCCCTTCTTGGTTGTAGATGCCACGCTCACCTGAGCCTGACTTAATAAGGGCTGTCCACTCGTCCATGAAGACAGCAGCAGACGGCTTAGAGTAGTAGGTTGCCGAGTTGTTAGACAGAGCTAGGTGTGGCTTGTTGACCCACCAGTTGCCTGACTTAGCATCTCGAATCTCATTGTCGTTTAGATCAGAAAGACTGATAAGAGCAGAGCGACGAACACCGCCAACCACTACTACTTCGCCAATCTTACACATCAACTCGTGGCACTCAAGTGGAGATAGCTTACGGCCCGCAGCCTTGCGGAACATAGCCTCTGTGAAGTCTAGTAGTTCTTGTAGTGGAGCTGGCCCCGAGGACCGGCCACCCATGGTCTTTAGCTTAGCACCTTCAGGACGAAGCTTACTGAGGTCAAAAGAGTGAACACGACCCAAGTAAAGATCAGCAATGTGTTTTCGAAGGGCCTTAGCCCAACCTTCTGAAGAGTCTTCCACAACGATAGTGCGACCAGAGTCCACGAAATTGTCATTAATAATTGGAAGCTTGTTAGTATACTTAGACTCAGCACTAAACCCTAGCCCCGTTCCTGACATTAAAATATAAAGCGCCTCGTCAAAGACTCGTGGAGAATCAATGGCAACGGCGCTACAGTTGTAACCTCGAAAGTTGTTCTGATCAAGAGCAGGTCCAGCAGTCCATAGAGCACGCATAGAAGGTAGGACTTCCATGTTGTAAATGGCTGGCTTAAGTTCTTCATCAAGGAGCTTTGCTAGCTCCGGATATTTACCTTTCCAAAAGTCCACCGTCCGTTGTACTGTTTCCGCCCAGGTCTCTCTGCGACCAAGCTCGGGGCGGTAACGGGAATAACGGGAAAGGTGGATAAAAGCAGAGTATAGATTCATAGTTTCTTATTTGTTCTTTCTGGCGAGTCGCCTCTTGGGTCTGTGTTCCTGCTTTAACGTCAAGAGGTAGACTGCTGTGTCTTTAGTAATTGTCGGGTAACGCTCTAGACTGAGCAGCAGCGTCCCCGCTTCTAATTCTTCTTTAGTAATCAAGTGCTTATGTCGATGCTCTATAGACTCGTAGTTCTCTAACATGACTATTGCCATCTCATCGAACTCAGCATCAGACATAAGCGACTGATCTAGGTGGTAGTAAGCGTAGGCTGCCATGAGATACCACGGCACTAGCATGTTTTGGTTAGCTTGTGTAATTTGTAGCATCTGTGAACCTCGGCAGAGCTAAACCTGTTGCATAGACGTAGGGGACGCCTCTGAACTGCCTTCTACCATAGGATCCCACTTCGATACCATTGATCCTGAGATCAAAGCCTTCGTTTGTTACTACAAGCACTGTTTTACTATACGGGGCTAGCTCTTTAAAGCAAGCCTTAGCTGCTTGGCATAGGCTACTAAGCTCATCACCGTCACAGTCGATACTGATCAGCTCTAGCTTCCGGAAGATGCCGTGATGAAGTGGGCTTACTCCTTTATCGTGCGGCCTAAAACACTCAGTTATCGCCTGATAGCGACCCGGCTGGATCTGCTCGTCTTTAATTAGCTGTAAGAAGCTCTGCTCTGCGGAGCCTACTAGCCATTTATCGTTTCCGGCATAAGTAGCCCTATCGATAGATGCTGTAGCTTTTATACACTCAACGTCTACAGCGGTAGGAACATAGTGAAGATATTCAATTTCATGCTCTCTATCATAGTGTTTAACTGCTTGATAGAACAGTCTATTGTCTTGAGCCGTCTTTGAAAGCATTTTTAGTTGCCTCTTTCATGATGATAAGGTCGCTAAGCTTCAAGTTAAACGCATTCTCAGCGTAGGCTTCAATCGCGCCTAGCAAGTCTGACAGCTCTACTTGAGCCATTATGACGTTGCGTTGAGCTAGCGCATCTTCAAACTCCTCTACTTCTTCTTTGACTTTAGACCATTGTCCATAAACTCCCTTAGGAATCTTAGCTATGTGATATCCCATTTTGTCCTTTCTTAACACCAGACTAAGCGTCTAGCTTGTTCATCTTGTAGTCGCCATAGAACATGTCTTGCCGGATCTTTTAACATAGCTTCCGCATTTGCCAACCAATCGCTAGCCCCGCTGTAAGTATGTCCGAATGTTTCACGTAGGTTACAGCACCATTTGCCGTGATACTTAAACCACAGCAGATGCTGCCCGTTCATTTAACAACTCTCCACGAATACGCCACAACTCAGTAGCCTGACATACATGTCCTTCCTGCCCGAACATATCGGACAGACCAGTAGCCTCTATTAGAAGCGGCTTGAGGTGAGGATTAAGAACATAGATGTAATTGTCCCAAAGGTGACTGTAGTAGCTAGCTGCGTCTTCCGCATTAAGCGCTCGTCTTCCCTTCGCTTCCTGGATGGATAGACCAGTCTGACCGCCCTCGAAGATTTTAAAGGCTTGATAACGTTCTTCAATTGTTCGGTTTCCTACTTTAGCATAGAAGGCTGAGAAGCGACGATCGCCTCTCGATGAACACTCTAGGTAAGGTGCCTCACCGTGTCGGATCATTCAGCAATACCCTCGTACTTAGCTTTCAGCCGCCTGTACTCCTCCTGCTCTCGCCGCTCTCTGGCTTCCTTAGTTGCAGCTATTGCTTGTAGCATATCTTCCGCCATACACGCTAGCTCAGGGCAGTACACATCACCGGGAATACCGGGCTGCATCTCACCGCCACAACGTGAACATCTCATTCTATTTGCTCCGGTTGAACCCATAGCCGTCTGTAGCGCATTCGCCACTCTTTATTTCGGGTTATCACTTCAAAGTCTGCCTCGGCCTTTTCTCTTGTAGACCGTGTTGTGAGGGTTATTGAGCGAGAGGCCTCTGCGTAGCTACCAGGCTCAGTCTCTGCCATTAGGTGGTAAATTGTAATCATCCGTACCTCCCACATCTAGGGCAACGATGACTGAACCAGGTTGGCCACTTATACTCGCACCAGTGGCAGTGTCTTGTTGTGCTAAACACGTCTTCTAACCTCTTCAATGTGTACAGGGGTGTAGCCTGTCTGCTCAACACAGACACAGCGGTGTTTCTCTGTTGGTGCCGCCTTGCGGTGAATATGGCCGTGCACGTTAATAGCTTTACCTTCCCACTTCTCGTCTAGCGTTTGCGCGTGAAGCGGTAGGTGGGTTAGAATCAGACCATGCTCTTTGAAGTTACGCCAGAGCATGACTTTCTGGAACCAACCACCGTTTGCAATCCAGGGCACCTGATCGTGATTACCGATGACAAGCCTCTTAGACCCATTCAACCGGTTCATAACGCTGTTCATACCCTTCAGCATACCCGGCCCCATGGCTACGTCACCCAGGTGGTATACTTTATCTCCGGGTTTGACAACTGAGTTCCAGCGGTCAATCATGAACTCGTTCATGTCTTCCACACTAGCGAACTCAGGCCGACCACGGTCAAACTTGAGAATGTTTTCGTGGAAGAAGTGTGTGTCGGATGTTAGCCAGATGTTACTCATGTGGCAAGCACCGAAAGATTGTGCCTGAAGGGCGGCGAGCTAACTGCTGTTCTACTAGACCACACTTACTGCACCTAGCCTCGTACAGATCATCATCGTGCCATACCTTGCTATCTAACTCTACTATTTTCAGATTAGACGCGTCACCGCGACAGTAGCCACTACTCATCACAACCTCTTCATATAAGATTTCTCAGCTAAGCCGTAGCCCATGGTCTCATAGACCTTACTCGGATCTGTTGTAGAACTCAGCTGGCTGACCATAACTACCATCGTAGCACCCCGACTGCGCGCCCAGTGCTCAAAAGACCGCACCATTCGAAGTGCAGTCAGCGAGCCCCTGTGCTCAGGTTCTACGTACCAACCAACCTCAAGCGCTATCCGATCGAAGCTAAAGACGGTGTCAGTTACAACCCCGCCTAGCGCACCTACTACTTCGCCTTCTTCAGTCGTCATTAGTATAATAAAGGTATTTGAGTCAGGCATCCTTGCTTCTTCAATGAAGTTATAGGCTTTAAAAGGGCTGAACTCAAACAGCTTTAGCTCTTCGGAAAAGCGCTTAGCTAGCTTGACGCTTACTGCTTCAAGGTCTACTGTATGCTTGATGTTGACAAGCTCATAACTGCGTCCCATGGGCGGCCTTTGCGATTTCAAAGTGGTGGTTTAGCTTTTCACGCCGTTTTTCAAGGATTTCGGCGATCTCTTCAAAGGTCTCTTTTGACTGCTCTACACCTTCTGGTAGGTCAAGGTCTTCTAGCTCACCTATCACAATTTCGAGATCCATAACCTCGTTACGAAGGTTGTCGTAGTTGTCGTATTGTCCGTTCTGAAGGCCATACAGCGCAGCCTTCATAGCTGCCTGCGCAACTTCACTTGCCTCTTCAGCCAGCTTTAGTAGTAGAAACTGTAGTCGGGTCATTTATTCAGTACCTCAAATTCATCTTCATCTTTAGCTAACTCTTCGGTCAGCCGCCCGGTCATCGGGTTAAAACGATAAGCGCCTGCAGGGCCTGTGTTACCAGTCTTTCTGTCTTTCAACAGATAGATCCGGCTTTTGCTTCTTGCTTCAGGTGTTGCTGCAGTTTTGTTGCGAGAAATAGCAATAGTCTGAAAACTAATCTGCTTCAGCGAGCCTGAACCCTTCAGATCGTCTTCAGAAATAGGCGCACCAGACTCGAAGGAGTCCTCACCGCTCTTTACTTTACGCAGGTGCGAAACAACACCAATCCAAACCTTGTGCTTCTTAACCAGCTTCAACAGGCTAGACATGAACTTGTCAATGGCTGCGTTAGCGTTGTTATCCTCAGTCTCACTTACAGCAATAGTGATGTGATCAAGATAAATGTAAGTGCAGCCGTGTAGAATAAGAAACTCAAGCTTGTCAATGAGCGAGTCGTCGGAGACAGACCCTTGGTGATCAATGAAGATAGCGCGGTTAGGCGCGCCAACTGTGGCCGCCCAAGCCGATCGCTCTTCTTCTTCTGTCAACTCCACGCCGGGCAACCCAACACGTTTGTTGAGGTGCATACCAATGATACCGCCAACAGTCTCACCTACGTCCTCTTCAAGGAAGCAAGCGCCAATCTTAGCGTCAGTAGTCTTGACTAGGTGGAGAAAGTCTTCTTTGAGTAGCGTTGACTTGCCGACACCCGTGCCGGCAGCAAACATTGTAATAGTACCGAGGGCTCTGCCGTAAGTCAGCTCATTAAGCGTAGACAAGAACGGCGGCCAAGGAACATACTCTAGGCTTTGGAACTCTTTATACTTGTCCCAGGTCTCTTCACCAAGAACAATACCAGCAGGGCTGTAAGGCTTAGCATCGAAGATGTAAGTCCAGATCTTCTTCGTGCCTTCAGCTAACCCATACTTCTTCAGCGTGTCACAAGCATCTTTTTCGTTAGAGCTGACGATCTTCACCTTGTCGTTACCAAGGATCTTACCTGCTTCCTGAGCGCCCTTACGACCTGGGTCGTCGTTGTCGAACCAGATGATAATCTCTTTGAACTTACGTAGCGCGTCGCGGTTCTTTAGTAGGTAAGCAGTCTGCGTAGAAGAACCCATAGATACGACAGGGTAGATAGTCTTCCACTTCTGAAGCGATGTCTCAGCAATAGCCATGGCATCTTCTTCGCCTTCAGTGATGATGATCTTGTTACCACCATTCATGAAGTGTTCCATGCCGAAGATTGTCTTGGTATCTCCAACAGTGAACATGTCCGACTTGTTACTTGGGTTCTTAGTCTTGTAGCCGGTGATAGCACCTGGAACACTAGAGAAGGGGAAGTAGAACCGTTCAATCTCACCCTTGTCGTCGTAGCTAGCCCGCACACCGTAGAACTCAGCGACTTGCTTTGTGATCAGACGCTCTTTAATACCTCGGACAGGGAGCACCCAGATGTCTTCCAGTTCCAGCTGGTTCTTTTTGAACTGCCCTCGCCGATAGTTGTCTGCCTTATACTCGACAGCTGAACCATTCTTCTTGCTGTACTCTTTCTCATAGTCGTAGGAAGCCCCGCAGCTAAAGCAGTGTGCAGGGCCTTCCTCATAAACTTGAACAGCATCACTAGATGCACAGCGTAAGCAAGGCTGGTTTCTTTGAATTACTCGTCCCATTGTTCTCCTTTAATCATTGCCAAATAGCTCTTCAAAATCGTCCGCCACTACACCAACAGCTGCGGCAGCTTCCTTGCTGTCGTAAGTCCATGTTAGGCAACAAAGGTCTTTAGGTGTAAATCCGGTATCCCAAATAAGGCTAAACAGCTGTTGGTCTAAGGGTTTTTTATCTAAGACCAGTATGCTACAGCCACCCCGCTGAGGGTACGGATAGACCCAAACTCTGTAGCTCATTTTACCATCCCGTAACGTTCGACCCAACTGCCAATAGCGTTGTTAATGACCGCGGTAATTGCAGGCGCTTTCTCGGGGAGCTTAGCTAACCCTGTACCAATACCGTCTTCAGGAAACACCACCACTCTGAGTTGCCTTAGCGCAGCGCTAATAACCGCTACGTCTTCGCTGCAGTTAACAAGCCAGTCAACCATATCTTCATCCGTCAGGTAGCTAGCTGGAAGGTTGTTAGGGGCTTTCTTAGTAGCCCAACCAATAGTATTAGGCTCGCCACGACAGACTTTAGCTTGACCACCAAGACCTTTTCGTTCGTAGTTATCACCGAAGACAAACAGCCAATCTGGATGTGCTCTGAGCAGCTCTTTCGTGTAGAGTTTTTCAAACTTGATTGGCAAGTAACACTCCTAACATTTTTGCAAGTACCTGGACGGGTACTCTAGTGTCGTTACTCTTCAGCTTCTTACTTAGCGTAGTCTTTAGCTCTTCTCGCGTCAACCACCAATCGTCGTTGACTGCTAGGATCTCTTCGTCCGCCACAACAAACTCTTCGCCACCTTCGTGACTGTCAGTTGGCAGGGTGAAAACGTGGTATTGACCTTGGGTGATATACCCATAGAGGTCTTGCGCCTCTTTGATCAGCGTTACTGTACCAAACCGTAGTCTGAAAGAGTTCAGGTCAAAGATAGTTACTACGTCGCCTTCTTTAATCTTGTGCTTCATACTTATACTTCTTTAAATAGTACTTGAGCCGCTTACGGTGCTGCTCAGTTACTGGTTCCGTTACCTTCCACGTTACCTTGTCGATGAACCGATTTAGGAACTCGTCATTGTTGGAAGGGATCTCGCACATAACCTGTGACCAGGTCTCTGCGAAGGACAGCCCACCTAGGGTGAAGTACTGCTCTATGATGATGAAAGCAAAGGCTTCTTTACCCTTGTCCGTTATCATTGCTTGAAGTGTCTTACTACTTGAGCAGTAGTCTTTCCAGTTAGAGGGCTCTCCTTTATTTTTCTTTCCTCTTCCGGCAAAGTTCTTCTTGCCGATGTATTTCTGATTTGTTTGTAAATCAACTATGAGATAAACAAAGCCGATCGCTCTAGCAGGCTCTAGCTGTAGACCCTGAGCAATCCAATGGCCTGTGTTACTCAAGCGCCTCCTTAGTTAGTTTCATTTTTATTCCTTACCTGCGTCTATAGTCACTATAGCCTTAGGGGTGTTTCTGTAAAGAAAGAGCTTACGCACATTTCCAAATTCGCCCTCAAAATCACGCACAAACACTTCTGCGTCTGGCGGACCTTTTTGAAGCTTTTCAATTAGTTCAGCTACAGTCATCTACCTATACACTCCGGTATGTTCATACTGTGGTTACAGTGCCAGCAGTCAGACCAGCCGCAAGTAGAACAACCTGGCCCGTTGTGCATATCGTTATCATACACAAAGTAGTCAAGCTCACCGTCAAACATCACAGGCTCATGGCCTTTAGCGACCATCGCCTCGTACCAACGCTGCTCTTTTGTTTTTGTCACAGGATCTGCTCCAGGACTGTCTTCTCGTAGTAGTCCACAGCCACCGCACGGTCAACAATCGGTGTGCCTAGCAGCTCGCCTTTAAAGTAGACGCCGTATAGTCCTGTCGTTAACTGCCAGAGTTCAACAGAGTTATGTTGCTTTAGAAAGACGTCCTTGACGGGGTTGACCGTCTTTACCAGTGGTTTTCTCATAGCCTTTTGATTCCGATCCCAATTAGGTGGTCAGTTCTTGCGTTGCTGAAGGTGTCCACGATTTTGTAGTTAGACTTAAACATGTTCCCAACAGCGGGTAGGTTAGCCATGTCTGTAGTTGCAATCATGACGGAGTAGCCAAGATGCTTTGCAAAGGCCTCCTTGATCCGTCGGAAGTTGTCTGAGAAGTACTTATTACCTTCATACAGAAGACCCCGTCGCACGGTATCATGACTGACTACAACGCCGCAGCAGCCAGGTAGAGCTGCGAAGGAGAAGTCGCCAAGCACCCACTGGCTACGCGGTAGCGTATACAGCTCTTCAGGTGGATCAATCCTGTGAGTAAACGAAAAAGAACAAGGCCCCCAGAACTGCTCTTTACCCTGTTTTAGCGAGTCTAACGCGTAGCCTCGCTTCTCATCGTACATGTTGTAGAGAAGACGACCGACGCCCTCTAGCTCAAACACTACTTTAAGTGTCACGTTCCAAACCTTTCATAGAACAGAGGAATAGTGAAGTTTTCGTAGCTCTTACGACGTAGGTACAGCATCTTACCATTAGATAAGAAATAGTTCTCCCACTCGTTTTTGTAGTAGGTCTTGTATAGCTCGACCACACCTAGCGCTAGCGCCTGATAGCTGTCGTAGCCTGAACAAAACGCTTCGCCTTTAACAGGGCCAATTGAAGGTAACCCCGGAATGTTGTCAACTGCATCGCCCATGACCAGCTGCTTCAGGAAGAAGCGGTTAGCAGCTTCTAGGCTCTGCTCGTATAGCACAGGCGTCCGCGTCTTCAGCAGAATACCGGGGTTCCAGTGCCGGCCCGGAAGCTGGTCCAGGTCTTTGTCAGAGCTGATGATAACTGCGTCTTCTGTTTGGTTGGCCAGAATACCAATGAGGTCATCAGCTTCTTCGTTGTCTGCTACAAGGACGTTAGGCAGCCCGTACAGGTAATCCTTGGCTTCGTAGAAGTGCGCAATCTTATCCTTACGCCCCTTTACCCGAGTCGCAGTCTGCTTATAGGCAGGGTAGATGTCGTCGCGATAGTTCTTACCATCTAGCGGGCCTACTGCAATAATTGCATCGTCGCAGAAAGAGCCATCCATCCACTCGGTTATAGCAAAGTTTAGCTTATCTTTAGCTTCCTCTAGGTTCTTAGTCGCCCAGAGACAAGAGTGTAGTAGTACGTCGCCGTCAATCAGTGCTAGCATTATTCTCCCAAATTTCCAATCTGAAATCAGTCAGCAGCGAATCCTCTAACTCAGTCAGGTACAAGTCTGCACCGTTAAAGAAGTGGACGCCTGGTTTGAAGTGTTCACCTGCTGCTCTATCAATCAGCGAGCAAGTATAGTGCTTAAGGTCTTCGTCATTAATAGTATCAGCAAGGTCTTTTGGTAGCTCGTTCTTACGGGCCAGTAGATAGTCACAAAGAACTGCATAGCCTGTCTCTGATACCGTCTCTTCACCTAGGCCGTAGATGACCTTTGATACTGCGTGATAGAAGAAGGCAGCAAAGCGGGGCTGATCCAGTGTCAGGATCTTGTTCAGCTCATTGTCGTATTCTTGCGGAGTGTAGAACTCAGTAATGACCGTTGTCATGGTTTTCTCGCGTTGAGGTGAAAGTAGCTGCACTCGTAAGCGCAGCCACCGAGGCTACTTAGGCTGCAATCTTCGATAGGAGCATGTTAACCCCTACTTCGATTGTGAAATTCTTTTCTGGGTTGAGGTTAGAGAACGAGTTAGCAGTAAGGTTGTTTCGAACCACATGTCCGAGCGGAGTCCAACCAAACTGATTCTTGTTGGTATTGCGGATCAAACCTTGGCTAGGTCCTTTGTTCTTCAGCAGTGCTACAGCAACAAAGCCGTATAGGAAGTCACGATTAGAAGGCTTAGTAATGTTGACCTTTACCGGATCACGACCTTTGCCGTAAGAAGTGACAAAGGGGGTGCCAACTACGTGGCGGAGATCGTTACCATTCCAAGATACACGAATTACGTTTTTTGTCATAAGATTATCCTCTCTTATTTAATATTCACTAAAATTTCGAATGCTGTGCGCTGCAAAATAAGCAGCCGCGGTCTTGTGGCTAGGAAAGTAGCAGTAGCGGTCTTCGTAGTCGCCGTCTGACCACTGCTCCCAAGTGTATTCAACCCAGCCCTCTACTTCATCCCAAGGGTCTTTTTCGAGAAAGAGTCGGTACTCCTCCTCGGTCATTCCATACTTACTCATCTTCTACCTTGTAAACCGAATTCATAGTCGCAACATAGACCCCTTCAGAGTCGGCGCTAACCTCGCGAATTCGGCTAGTGTGTAGGACCGTCCCGTCTACAAAGCGGCCCTTCTGATCACCGTACATGGTACCCCAGAGAACAGTTCCTACAAGAGGGACAGTGCCTTTCTGTACCTTAATAACTGCATCGTGTTTCATTTCTCAAACTCCTTCTTGAGCCGCTCGTATTCTCTCCGTCTGTACTCAACACGATTACGCTCTTGCGTCTCCCGCAGCGCTAGCTCTTCGTTAGTCTCTTCTTCTTTCCAGTTGACCGTTATGTCAACGTAATCTTCGCCCCACCGCGAACCAATACCAATATCAATATCATAGTCTGGATTCTCTGCTTGCAGTGCTTGTAGATTAGCAATGACAGTGCCAATAGGCCCGTCTAGCTGATCCCTAATCTCTTTACTTCTGGTCTTTAGCTGTCTCTTTGTCACGTGTTACCCTTTTAAATTCAGATAGCTGTCTTTGCGCAGCTTCAAGCTTATCGCGCATTGCAGACAGCTCTGTTTTAGCCGCTATCGCAACGTCTCGATGAAATATAACGAGCCTCGCAAGTTCCCTCTTACTGTAGGACTGCGGGAACCGTTTCAGCCTTAGCTCTTCTAAGCACTTAGTGAGTCTCATACCAGTTAGCCCCTATGTTGGCATCACCCTCCATAATAGTAACACCAAACTGCTTTGGTGCGTCTCTGAACGCAGCTAGCGCAAGCTCTTTAGCCGCTTCAGCTTGGTCTTCACGTACGTAGAACTGGCACTCGTCATGGTACACAATAAGCGGTTGCCAGTCAAAGCCGCCTTCATCAAGGGCTGTCTGAAGCTGGTCAACAGCTGCTGCGACAGTAACCTTCTCAAAGGACTGTAGTGCATAGTTCAGCACTAGACGCGCAGCCTCTGCGTAGATAGGCCGGCCATCAAGAGCAATGATATACCCTTTACCTGTCTTGCTTAGCGAACCATTGAACTGGCGCTCTAGTCGTGTGACTAGCTCGCTTAGTCCAGGAATACGCCGTAGGAACTCGTCTTTGATACGCTGACCAACACCTGCATCTCGTTTGCCTGTAGTTATGAGCGCAAGTTTACCAGCACCACCAGCGAAGATAAGCGCATAGAAGAAACGCTTAGCCTTATCTCTAGCGTCACCACCCATAGGTCCAAGAATAGACTCAAGGATCCTCTGGTTAAAGCTGTGAATGTCACCAGCGATGATAGCTGCGGTGTAGTCAGGGTTATTCAGATAGTAGGCTAGCGCTCTGTTCTGGTTGCCCTTTGAGTCAGCACCAACCATAACATAGCCGGGTGGAGCTGTGAACATTGAACGCATCTCAGGCCCCCAAGGCGAGCTTGCCTTAGGTATATTAGCAATCACCTCATGGCGGGAACGGCCAGTAGGAGTGCCAATAACAAAGCAATCACCATGTAGTCGGCCATCTTTGACTCCTTCTACCCAACCGGTGATGATAGAGTGTCTAGCGCGTAGCGTGTAGAAGTTGTTTACACCCTCACCGACTTTACCAAGAGGCTCAAGTGAAGCCTCAGTTAGCTTAGGCGTGGTCTTCACTAGTTGCCCCTTTGGCCCCTTAGTGTAGTTCCACTCGTCTGGCTCCCAACCTAGCTCATAGAGCAAGTCCTTGACAGCCTCCATAGACCCGATATCCGGCTCTACAACCTCTACCCTACAGTACGCCCCTTGCACAGGACGGCTAGCGTCTTCTTGTCCTTCTTTAGGGTCACAACCAAACCACTTAGCGGTTCTTACCGCATAGTCGCCATTGCGAACCCAAGACGGTTCTTTCCACTCCGGATCCTTATCAAGCGCCTTAACCCGAAGCTTTAACATAGGCTCAATGAACGACTTAATCTCGTCCATTTCAGTTTCAAGCCTAGCAAGAACTTCTTTTGCTTTAGCTGTGTCAAAAGGCCAACCATGGAGTACTGAGCGGCCAACAAAGCGGCTCATTCCGTGTTCAGCTTTTAACCCAAGCGATAGTAGTTCTGTCTGCTTCCGGCCTTTCAGTTCCTTCAACAGATACTCGTAGACCTTGAGGTTCAACTGAACGTCAACAACACAGCGGTATAGCATCTCTGGCGAGAACTGTGTCCAGTCTTCGTGCTCCACCTTAGGGAAACCAAGGAAGTCACCCCATTTAGCGAGACTATGCCCGAAGCCAAAACGTTTATAGTCTTGGACTTGGGACATGATCATTGTGTCAACAAGTTTGTGGTGGCGCTTAGGCTTCCAGCCAAACAGTTTCTCAAGCACAAGAACATCGTACATGAGAATGTTGTGGCCAATTAGCACTGAGCAGCTGTCAAGGAACTCTAGGAACTTCCACGGGTCAGTAAAGGCAAACTCTTCTTTGGTGGAAATATCCACCGCGGCTCCTACCCAAAATTGAGTAACTTCAGGTAGCAAGCCGTTGGCTTCAATATCAAATACTACTTTACGGTTTCTTGTCATAGTCCTCTGTTGTTACTTTCATGTGCTCTTCTAGGAGCAACTTAGTGAGCCGCTGTACGGCATCTCTCACTTCTTGTGGTGACTCAGCGGTGTAATACTCTACGCCGGGATCCTGAAACGGATACTCCTGCATTGCCGCGAGCTCTTCGCAAGCGCAAGGATCTAGCTCGTTGCAACAGTCACACGTCGGTTGTTCGCTCATTCTGGGATGTACTCCACAATTTTAAAGTCAGCTTTTGTCTTCGAACGCTTAGCTTGGTTAACAAAGATCTTGGCAACCCCAAGGATATAAGGCCCCTCCGGGAAACCAAGCTCTTTTAGTACTGGCCCACGATAGCCAACTCCACCTGTGTATACTTCATCTGCTAGTACGACTACGTGAGTTTCAATAGACATTCTTAGAGTCCTTCCACTAATTCTGTGATTTCCTTTAAGGAAAATTTCTCTTTTTTCTTGAGCTGCGACAGTATCTCTGCCACTTGAGCAGGGGTGATACCATAGAAGCCATTCAGTTCTTGCTCTACAACTGCGAGCGAGGTCCAGTCAATTGTCATAGCGTTTTGCATTAGCTTGAAGAGCAGCGAGCTATGCGTGCGCCACCCTCTGTTAGAGAACTTAGTCATTCGAGCCAGCGCTGAGAGAACAAAGCGACTGTTGCCAGTGTATAGCAGTTCTCTTGTAGCGATAGCGCGTAGCGAGTCACCACAGAACACGGGTTCTTGCTCGCGGAGTGGTGACAACCGGAAGTAGACCTTACAGTGCTCGTAGTCAAAGGTGTTGAACACAGCTTCTGGCCGGCCAAGGAACCTGAACGTCAGCTGCAGCCCGTTCTTAAAGGTGATAGCGTTGCTGCTAATGTAAACAATACCGGCGACCTTAGTTGGGTTGGCCTTGATGTGGTTGTTAGCCCAAGTAATAGCCTCGTCGTCAGACATAGCCTCGTCAGCAGACGACAACCCGCCCAGAACAAGCCCAGGTACGGTAAGATCGTCTTTGAAACTGAACTTTAGCTTGTCCAGCACCTTAGTATTGTTATGGAGTGTTGTCAGCACCTGCTGTAGGGCCAGCTCCGTGCTAAAGAACACGTCAAAGTCTGAAGGCTCTTCGTTAGCGATCGTTGAGGTGATCGCACCCCCTGCAAGATACAGGTTAGGTACGATGTCAGTGTAGAAACGCTTCTCCCCTATGTAGGTAATGATCGGTTCTAGCACCTTCTTCAGGCGATTATTCAGCTGCGTCTTGAGCGCGGTCACTTCATTCCTCTTTCAGAAAGTTACGGAGTCGTTCCAAGTACCAGCCGGATTTGCCTAGCTCTTGTACTGAGTCATCTTTTTTACCTAGCCGTAGCTGGTACTTCCAAGCCTGACCCTTGAGGTGACCAATGAACTCTTCGCGAGTCATGGTGTACCGCATGATGTCAATGTACTCTAGACTGAGGTTACCCTCTGCGTCTAGGTACTTATAGACTTTGTCAGCCGGGATTACTAGTACCCCTTTGTAGTGGCTTGGATTGATTGGGTCTTTTTCTTTCGACATTGTTTACCACTCTCAGTATGAATTCATTTAGATCTTCAGGCGTCGTAGCTTCGAACTCTAGCCCTGTTGCAAGGTGAGTCACTCTAGCCACCATGGTGTCTGTCCAGCCCCTACTTGCAGAGCTATTGAAGAATTTCATGGCCTTCTGCGCATCACGGGTAGTTCTGTTTGGTCCTACTCTCCCATCATTGTGTAACTTAAAGAGAAACTTTCCTCTTGCTTTTCCCATTACTGGAAGTATCCTAAGCTAGTGTTGAGTGCGTCTTCTAGTGTGTGGTGTATCTCTGTGCTGTATACTCTAATGAAGGGGTGGTTAAACCCTGGCTCAAGAACAGTGATCACAGGCACGTTAAACTGTTTAGCAATGACCAGCTCCATTACAGAGCCCCAAGCCTTGCCGTTACCCCTAGCCGCTAGGTTACAAAGAATCAGGTCGCTAGAAAAGATGTCTTCAGTATCCATCGCAACAATACGGCGGGCTAAGTTCTCTGAGTAAGGTTCGTCATGAAACTTCTTTCGTCTACACGGATCAAGCACACCAATAGGCTGCTCAATCTCCGGATTAGTGAAGTAAGCTTGTTCGTAGAAAGAGGTAGCGCTTTCGCGCCACCCCCCTGCCTCTTCAGCAGTTAAGCCCTCCATAGCGCCACATAAATAGACGTTAGCCATTTAAGTCCTTCTCCAGATATTTAATAGCTCGTTTGAGTGCATCAACGTTGTCTTTTAAAAAGCCAAGGCCTCTATTACATTGATTACAAAGGATACCTCTGACTTTTCCAGATTTGTGGCAATGGTCTACTACGCCGTTTAGCCTATTGGACACGCCTCTTGTGGCCTGATAGCTCTCTTGTAGCTCCATTTCGCAAATAGGGCAAAGCCTACCTTGAAGCTCAATTAGCTGATCTTTCTCCGGTTTTGTAATCCCATAGTTGCTTTTTAGGTTAGAGCAAGCATGGCAAAAACCGTAATTAATCATGTAACCGCTGATACCAAGCCTAGGCTTAGGGGGCTCATTCAAGCACCCTTCGCTTTTGCATTTTGGCATTAGTACGGATCCTTCTCGTCATCCTTGTCAGCAGCTTCTGGCTCAATGATCTCGAAGTCATCAGAAAGCTCGAATTCATCTTCATCTTTGGTAGGCACGTACTTGACCAACTTCTTGACCTGAATACCCTTCAGTCGGCGAGTCTTCTCACCGTCTTTGTTCTCAGTCACGTTGAACGATACGTTACCAATAGAGCCGTTCCCTACAGTGTTAGGGTCGAGCAGCTCGCCATTCATCAGCATTACACCGATTGGCTTGTTAGGCTTCGCTTTACCATCGCCGTCTTCTTTGCCAAAAGCATAGGTCGAGAGCGAGGTCTTGTAGTGGATCTTACCGTCTTCACCTTCAAACGGAGTCATCTTGAAGCCAAAGTTCTCGGCCCAAGCGGCAGCCTCCTTCTTATCAGAAGTTGAGATCTGCACGGACCATTTGAAAGGCCCTGTCCCCTTATACTGCTTAGGACGTTCTGGATCGCAGGCAACCCAAGCAAGAGTGACATTATTTAGAATAGCCATAAGTTTGTTTTCCTTTTTTTTTTCTTTTTGGTTGGGGCGTTTGCCCTAGTGTTTTTCTATTTGTTTTCAGTTAGTTTGTTCAATAGCTTCTACTTCAAAGCTACTTTCATGCTTATCAATAAAGGTAGAATCACTCTGTGAGAGTTGATAAACAATATCAATTGCATGGTCTTCGTTATCAGCTTCAATTGTAAAGCCAGACGCTCGTCGTACGTAAATATCAAACTTAGCCACTAGCTAGCTCCTTAAACGAGATATCTTCCGGTACCTCATACAGCTTCCAAGACGCAATCTTACGAGTCATTTGGTTATCGTCCATACCTAGGAAAGCATGACCGTAGTTATATAGCATCTCAAAAGGTTCAAAGGCGTCAGGAAACTCTACGTAGTACTCGTTGTCAGCCCAATGTTTCTCGAAGGCCTCTGTCATAATAGCTCGAAGTCTATCGAATACGCTAACACTATCATAGATATTACCTACATAGTAATCAGCTTCTCCGTTAGGTCCTTTTTCCCATGCGCTCTTTTGAAAGTAAGGCATAATAGCTAGCAGCCAGTCTAGCTCCGCTTTATCTTCAACAGCTAAGTTGATGAATTCGGTAGAGTTACTATCACCATCATTTTCCCAAGAGTCAACTACAAGCAGCCAACCTTTTCCAATGTTGTAAGTCACAGTACAGCTCCAAACACCTTTTCAAAGGCAGGCTTAGTCTCTGGGTACGTGGCAATTGCGTCTTCAACAGTTGAGAAAGCTGAGAGCCGAAGCGCCCAGTTATGAGTTGATGGTGCTTCAATCACAGTTGAAAAGTCAAAGTTAGTCGGGTAGAAGATCTTTCGGTCCTCTTTGCAGGTGACGCAGACTGTACGACCCTTGAGGTAGAAAGAGTGACGCTTACCTGCCTTTAGCTCTAACACACGCAGACCCACTAGCCCAAGATACTTCTGGTTCATTGCTACTAGGGTCTCAAAGTCAAACGGCGAAAAGCCAGACTTCTTTCTGATTTCAGACTGGAGGTAATGCGGGTTCACACTAACTTCTGGCGACGCAGACATGTGCGTGTTAACTGCGTGGATAATCTTTTGGTTAAGCTTCATTTTAGCTCCTCATTATTTTGTAAAACTTCTGTTGCTTCGAATTCGCAACTAACTCTGTAGTTATGCCGCTGCTCTAAGCTCATAGTGAAGAAGATATCTAGTGCTTCTTCTTCAGTCTCAGCATCAACCTGCAGAGAATACTCCATAACCCCAAACACACTATATTTAGCCAAGTGTACTCCTTAACAAAAACAGTAATCAGAAGCCAGAATAGACTCGATCGAAAGCTTACCTCGTGGTGGTAGCTCTTTCTCAGCGCCTAGCTGGCGTAGTATGTGTAGTAGCGGGTCTACTTCGTAGAGCTCAACAAACTTGCGTCGAACCCTAATGAACAGATCACTCATGTTACCTGCGGTAGTTCCCCAAGAGTCGTGTATGGCAGCAATGTCATAGTCGGCAGAGCTAACCACCATAGTCATGTGCACAGCATCTAAGCTATGGACAGTGTTAGGCGAGGCCCCTAGCCGTTGTGACTCCTTGTCTAGCGTAGCTTCTTCCCAGTTTTCAACAACAACGTTCAGCTTGTCTTCACCGTAGGCTAGTAGCGTCCGGTAAGTAGTTGGCTGGCGGTAGTTCTGAGTGACAGGGAAGTTAGTAATAGGCGACAGCCAGTGCATGTACTGATGAGCTTCGTTGTAGCGGTTAGCGATCGACTCAAACAGTGCAAGCAGTCGGCCTGGACCGGATAAGTCTTCGTGGCAGGCTCTGTGTATGTCTTTACCTAACAGAGAGGCCCACAGCTTTTCTTGCCGCCCTAGATAAGCGTTTATAGTCCGAGTATCATCCCAGACTTGCTGACCCATACCGAAGGGAACAGCGCCATAAGCAAAGGTCATTGTCCCTCGCTTACAGATCTTTCTACGCACCTTTAAGTCCTTGATTCTATTCCAAAAGACAGGGTACAAGGCCTCCCTTAGCACTCTATTGTTGTTACGCCAAGTTTGGACCTCGGTGTACGCGAGCGCTTTCCTCTCAGAACCTGGTGGTGCCTCCTCGTATTCGCGCTGTAGTTGCTCTGTGGTATCCAGAACGTAGTCCAGCTGGTCGTAGACAGCAGCCGGCACTAGCATCTCTTTAGCCTCAAGACGCCCCCAGACCTTTTCTGCGACTAGCGCATACAGGTCTCCAGGTAAGTCACTAGGCACAAGGTTAACATAGGGCGCTAGCTCTTCGTCTTTAGCCATAGCTACGAGGTGTTGCGAGCCGTTGTTTGAGCCATCGATGAACAAGGGTAGATGGCTAACAAAGTCTTCTTGGGCGTTACCTGCTTCACACCAGTCTCTTAACAGCTTGATTTCATTACAAAAAGCTAAGAAGCTGAAAGGCTTATCTGCCTTAGTCCACCCAAGGTTTGTAGTAGGATTGGTTGCATAGTCGATAAACAGATCGTAGTTCTGAAGACAGAACTCGACTCGATCGTCCAGCGACACTTTGTCGTTACCCCAAGTATTAGAGCCATGCAGTAACAGCCAGTAAAAGCCTTCTTCACCTATTGGTTGCCCGTTAGCGAACAGTAGCAGTCCTTTGGCATTGTCAGAGCCTTGCTCGTGTAGGAAGGCAGTGTTGGGGTAGATACGACCTCTGAAGTCTACGTTGTAGAGGTGGTAGAAGAGCTTGTCTAGGTTCTTCTTAGCTAGCTTAACAATCGAGGTGACCTCAATTATGAAGCTCTCTCGCTTCTCATAGTCAGGCTCAGTCACTGCTTTTAGTGGGTTGTCTTCCGGTGGTTGGGTCAGGAAGTATTCGATTACCTCTAGCACAGGCTTGTTGATCATCCAAGGTGTTGAGCCTAGTTTGTTCAGAGCTTTAAAGACAAGAGGTTGTCGCTCGGGGTGCATCTGCTTGTTAATTTCAGGTGCAGACTTCTTAATTATAGAGTAGCCTAGAGGGTGAATAGGCCCCACCCACGGTGTTGGTGGATCGTTGGCGGGAAAGAGATCAATCTCTTCCTCTAGCTCAGCAATCTCATCCCAAAGTTCAAACAGCACTTTCTTGTTCTTTGCTGCAATATTATAGCTTCTATACTTTGATTTCCTACCCTTTTTGTCAACCTTTTCAAGGGTATAACCGAGTAGCCCTGTCTCAAAGAAAGAAACAAGTATGAACCAGCCAACCTGGCAGGCAGCAATTGAAGACCGTTGTTGCTTAAGCTTCTGTCTTACTCTCCGTCCTACTGTAACAGCGAGGTCAACTAGGGTAGCCTTTCGTTCTAACCCTTTAACAATATGGGCAAAGGAGTAAAGAATTACTCTTCTGCCATCTTCATTCTTTAGAAAAAAAGTGTACTGGTTACGGTCTGCTCTTAATGTTTTTTTTCTAAACTCAAAATCAGACACTAACTTTTCTAAATGACTCAATCAGCCACCTTTCCTTTCTGCTTTAGCGTTAAGAGGTGCCTTGTCTTTGTTTTCAACGACTTCTTCAATTTCAGGGTCTACCAAAGCATTATCTAAATACGTGTGGCCAAACTTTTTGTTCAGCTCTTCTACTAGTGTTGAAAACGAATTGTCTTTCATTCTTCCCGCCCCCATTCCTTCAGCATTTGTACTTCAAAGAGTAGATGCTCTAGATCAAATCTAGAAACAACTAAGTAGTCTGTAAATTCATCTCTACCCGCTGTAACTGATTTAGACCAAATTAGTTTTCTAAGCCGCCGCTCTAAAATCGAAGTTCGCCAGTTTATGATGTGTTTTAACTGCTTGATTTTGAACTTGTAATCAGCGCCTCTCCCAAACATAAGCACCTCGCTCTTCATCAATATCACAGTAGCCAGCCATACCGTAACGTGTATCTGGTAGCTCGTAGATCCAAGCAGTCACTACCTCACCGTTGTCCAGCAGAATAGGTCTTTGATACCGCGTGTAGAAAGACCCATTGCTCTCTAGCCAGTCAAGGTTTTGCACAGTGCCGGCATCATCTACAGCAAACACTTCACCTAGAATAGGATGGCCGTCTGCGTTTCGTACAGCGCCAGGACAGCCTAGGTGATACAGCGTGTAGTTGTCAACAGTCACTCCTTGGTCTACGAATTGAGCTTTGGCAAGCAGCCGGTTGTTTCCATGACCACGTTTGAGTGTGCCATAAACAAAAAAGTAGTCCATTTCGCTCCTTTTTCTCACCTCTTGACGTTAAAGAAGAAAGTGAGATATACATGAATTATTCCGATTATTTTGAAAATAAAGTCGCAGCATTAGTCAATGACTCTATCTCCATTGTTGTTTGTGTTACGAACAAGCAGGGGATCGACACTATTCAAGAAAACTTTACAGTGCCTAAGTACAAGGTGGAAGCTATCCTCCTAGAGTACGATTATTACAAGGCCGAGCTAGGGGGTAACACAGTTACTATTTACGTCTATGATCAAGAAGAGATTTAACAAGAAACGGCCCTCCTGGAACAACTCCGCAAAAGAGTTTACCGGCTACAAGAAAGGGTACGAGCCTAAAGAGAAAGACTTTAGGCCACCACCTGTATTTTATAAAGTAAACGAGGAAGCTATCAAGATGTTAAAAGAAGACGTTATCTCAGGCCCTAGACTCTCGTCTGGCATGAAGGCTCACCGAGCTGCCACAGACAAACTACGCGAACTAGACTTCGACCCTATTGACGCCCTACTAACCCAGATGGAAGAGATCGATGGACTGCTAGCTAAAGAGCTGTCAGCCAAGGCTCCGCGCATCATGGTTATCAACAACCTAGTTAACTGCAAGACAAGGATCCTAGAGACCCTGCTGCCCTACCGCTATGGTAAAGCCCCCGTGCTTACTGTTGAGAACTCTGATGTCAGAGAACCCATTCGTATTATTCTCACCACAGACAAAGAGGAATCCGCCAATGGCGATGAAACCAAAGAGTAAACCTAGCTTTGAAGAGCTGTTTGAGGAACTTCGCAAACGACCCGGTGGTGACGCTGTGGTCGAGCGTCTCAAGGCTTTTCTTGCTAGACCCGAGGGTCCTTGACCTTATCCCCGTACAGTCGATGTATAATGACTAGAAATACACCGAACAGACTAAAGAACATAGTCTTTGCTAGCGCTTGCGTTAGCGGGGCATTAGGCGGCATTTGCGTAAAGATGTACACAAAGGAAACAATTAGGTTTACTAGTACATACGATTCAAACAGGTCCATCGTTGATCCTTTTCTCTAGCCCTTTTGCAGGCCAGTATTTTACAGTTACAGTACCTTGCGCGTGTCTTTCAGGCGAAATCCAAGTCATTCCCGGTAGTTGTTTTGTGTGTCTGAAAAAAGTGCCAAAGCGGTGAAGCTTTACAGGAACACCCTGCTCTAACGCCACTTTCATTTCTTCAAATATAACCTTCAGTGCAGTCTTAATCACGCTCCTTTTTAGGTGTGGGTATTCTGCAACCAAAATATTTTCGAGGTCTTTTAGTACCATGTCAACTATTACTCTCCACAGAGCGCAGTCAGAAGTGATTAGCCATCTTTTTAAACGGCTAAAACCTGGAACACCAGAGTGGCAAATGCGCTTTGCTGTTGTTGTTGGTTCTCGTGGTCTTGGTAAGTCTTTCGTCTCAGGCTCCGCTGCAACTCTTGCAGTAGATGAGCTAGAGCAGTTAGACACAAGTGTACCAAACAAGAACATTGCTCTTCTTTGCGGTACCCATACGCAGGTTACCGATATTTACTGGCCTATGCTGGCGTACCAGTTCGGGCTTGAGTCCCGTTGCTGGAAGCACTCTCGTGCTCACGGCAAGTTTACCTTTGCTAACGGTACTGAGATCCGCTGCTGGTCAGCTGACGCGTACGAGCGTATGCGTGGTTCCGGCCAGTATCTTGTCATCGCTGACGAACTTCCTTCTTGGTCTGTTCCTGGCGGCTCCGTCAAGGATGCTTGGGAGTCTGTACTTGAGCCATGTCTAGTAACTCGTTGGTCACCAAAGCAAGCCGCTGCAGTGAAAGCACTGTCTCCTGGCCGAGCGCTTCTGCCTTCAACACCAATGGGTAAAGACTATTTCTACGATCTAGCCCAGCGTGAGCATATTGACGACCGCTGGAAAACATTTTCCTACACGTATCGGGACTCTCCGCTGCTTTCTCAAGAAGAGATCGAACGTGCTCGTAAGCACGCAGACCCGCTAAAATTTGCTCGTGAATATGAGGCAAGCTTTGAGGAGTCAGGCTTGACTCTCTTCCACACCTTCTCTCGTAAGCTACACGTTGATCCTGATCTTCCATACTTTGATGACTCCGAGACTGTTCATTGCGCGATCGACTTTAACATCATGCTTAACTGCACAACGTTTCATGCGGTTAGAGGCGGTCAGCTTCATGCTCTTGACGAGTCAAAAGGGACGGCTAATACAGAAGAGCTGGCCCGTCTTATCCGCTCCAAATTCCCTCGAAACAAGATCATCTGCTACCCAGATCCGGCGGGGAAAGCTAGGAAGACCTCCGCAGCGGTAGGCGTAACAGATTTCAGTATACTTCGAGAGGCGGGGTTCACCGTACTCGCGAAGGATAAAGCCCCTGCCATAGTAGATAGCGTCGCAGCAGTGAACAGAAAACTCCTCAACGCTGCCGGCGACGTCGATTTCTTGGTTCATCCTCGTTGTAATGGCTTGATCTCCTCTTTGGAACGCACTAGCTGGCTAGAGAACCGACCAGAGACAGCTACTATCGATAAGACACAGGGCGTAGAACACTACACTGACGGTGTACGCTATCTTGTAGACTACCTCTGGCCGTTGAACAACTCAAAGCCAGTAATCGTTTCTTCGATGCACTTCTAAAAGTTGATGTACTGTTCGTCGAACTTAGCCCAGCTCCAAGCGTACTCTGCGCGCTTGATAGCGTCTTTGACTGAAGGGTGACGAAGAGCCATGCGTAGCTGCCAGAAACAACTATACAGGGCGTCTACTTCCTCTGGTATTTCCATGTTAGGAAAGTAGTCCTTCAGCTTGTCTCGGTTCCTGTGACTAGCAACAGGGGTATAGAGATACCACCAGTCGTCAGGCGAGTAGTTGATCAACTTACCTGTTTTCCAGTCCTGTAGCAGCCCGTTAGTTATCGTAGCGTCACCATGGGCAACTACTGCGTCGTAGTAAAAGTTTCCATTCTCAATAAAAGGCAAAGGCCGGAGTCTATCCTCTTTGCCTTTTTTCTCAATTCGGCTAAGAGGTTTGTAGTTAGGAAGTTCTTCATCCATCACTGTTCCTGCTTCAATAGGTAACGATTAGAGATAGCCTTGAAGCTAGTCTCTGGATCTCGGTTGGACTTGTAGACAGCCCCCTCTGCAATTTTGTGGTGTATAGACGGAAGACTGTCAGCGTGCTCCAGTGCAGACTTAACTGAGACAGGGGTAAACGTCTGTTCGTAGAGGACAGGTACATGCTCTAGACCTAGCTGCGCACACAACTTACGGCGGTCTACCGGTAGCAGCTTCTTACGCGTCTTGACGTTTACGACATCGTAAACAAACCAGCGGAACTTGCTAAACCCTTCTCTGTTCTCCTGAATACCTGGACCCATTAGCTCACCTTGGAAGGCATAGCCGTCGGCCTGGGTAACTGCGCTCTCCACTTGGAGGGCCATTTTAACAAAGTGGTTATCAGGATTCTTTACTACCTGTTTCTTATTTACTGGGTAACCAAACCACGCCTTTATTTTTTCAAAGAGAGTTAGTGTGACTGGCTCGTAAACAGGTAGCTCTAGATTTCGGCTACAGACTCGTAGCTTACCGTCAAGATAGAAGATAGTACATGACGAACCATCTAGCTTTAGTGTTACCTCCCACGTATCTTCTGTAGGTAGCTTGTGATGGCAGTTCTGAACGCGCTCTTGGTCGGTCTTCGGGAACAGGTCCGTTGGAAAGTGTTTAGTGTTGAAGCCTGTGGTGTTTGTTTTCTCGGGTAGCTCCCACTTCTGGATACCTAGCTGCTGCGTGTAGTCGTCGCCTTGCTTAATGTCGCCAATCTTTGTGAGATCTAGAACCTTTTCCATCCAGACTAAAAGGCCCTGGCTCAGCTGGCCGCGAAGCCTTACAGTTCGTAGACGCTCGCCCTTTACGCCGTTGTACTCTTTAGGCTCCTTACCCTCTCTTGTAAGAAAAGGCGCAACTGCGGTTGGAATCCAAGAGTCAATCTCAAAGTACAGTCCAAAAGCACCAACCGTCCAACCCTCTGACTTTGCTACTACAACCTCCCAACCGTCTACAACCGCAACCTCGATGTTGTCTGCGCCTGGTATTGGCCTAATCTCTGAGACAAGCCGTACTGTTGCTAGCTTACGTTCCGACATGGTGGGCTCCTGTGTCTTTTTTCAACGCGTGGTATGTCAAGCCTGCAATCCTGACTTTGTTAGTGCTAGAGTGGCAGTCTAGTAGCATGTAGTAGTAGTGTAGCTTCAGCACGGGTGACTGGGTCTTTACAATTGAGACCCGTCCGTAGTAGTTTGCAAGGTTTAGCTCAATCCTTTCAACAACAGGATACTGGAACTCTGCTTGGTATGGATCTTTTGTAGTCATGCTAGTTTACCCCAGAGAGCGCGGAACCAAGGCCACGGCGGTAGTAGCGGTAGCACGCGTGTGTGAATAGCGTTGGGCCGCCAGTAGCGGTAGGTGCTGTCAATGTAGCCTTTACCTCGCACGTAGAGAATCGTGTGGCGAGGAGCGACGGTGTTCTTCTCAGACCAAGTCAGCCAGAAGACAGCGCGCAGTGTTAGCGTCCACCAGACAAGCTTCCAGACGGAGCCGGCTTCAAGCAGCGCTACCGTCCAAGCGAAGTCAGTGCAGTTACCCTCATAGGGTGCTCGCTCGATGTTCTTCCACCCTAGTAGGAAGACGATAGTTTTCTTGTACTTATACTTTCTTAGAAACTCGTCTACTCTCATGTTGCACCTCTTGTTTATTCACCAGTCAACATCTATGTGCTCGTTTGCACCGATACATTGAAACTTAGTCCCCTCTAGAGTTAACGCACTAGTCTCGTGCCAGTGCCCAAAGAACCAGCGCTGAGGTTGCCACTGCTCAAACATTCGCTGAAGCCGCTCAGCTGTCTTGTTCAGGTGTAGAGCTTGTTGCCCCAGCCGGTTCTTCAGAAACATGTGATAGGCGACTAGCGTTGGTGCGTCATGGGTTAGAACCGTGTGAGGCCGTTGTTCAAGGTAAGCAGCTTCCAACGCACGCAACTCGCCAACTGAGTGTTGTTCGTCTCTCCACCAGCTCAGCCCTTCTGTTCTGTGAGCCTGATCAATAGACCAAGCACCGCCAAGAACGAAGGTCCCGTGGGTGTAAGGGCCAGAGGCAATGTGCCGTTTTAGCTCTTTGGCTATTGCTGGATTGTCGTGGTTGCCTCTGTAGAACCTATGGTACGGCTCTCGCTCGTCAAGGGTTAGTAGCTGTCCTAGAGGAACAAAACCAAGCCCGAAGTCACCCACCTGGATAGACTGCGCATGCCCCTTGATAGTCTCCCGGTAGTAATCCAGGTCTCCGTGTATGTCACCAATTAGTCTCAAGTTATGCCTAATACCTTTCTTATTTTATAGAGCCGGCGCTGAAGTGGTGTTGCTGGTCTTAGAGAAACAACAGGCTTACGTAGTGGCGTAGGCTGCCAGGGCGGAGTGTTTATCTTATGTAGACTAACAATATAGCTAACTAGCGCCTTATCTTTCACATTGACTAAACCCCAATGTACACGGTGAAGAGCTGCGCCCGCGAAGCAACGCGTGTGGGGGTAAACGCGATGAGTATCTTCGTCAGGACTAAAGCCTAATTCGCTCACTTTACACCTAACACTTTTCTTACTTCTTG